CAAATTTGCAAAATTTGAATGCAAAACGATAAGGCGAAGTATTTTTGTTCTAGGCGAGGCGGGGAGTTAAAATTTTAAAAGGGGGGGGTTTCACTGTTTAAAACCGCACACAAAGAGGAGTAACTAAATAAGTCTGTTTCCCAACAGTCTAACAAAATACTAATATAAAGAAAAGCAGAGTTATCTAAATTTTATAACCAATAAACAACTATTGGTTCAAATTGAGTTACCGAAAATGATAAAACAATCTCATTATTCGATGTTTTTATTGATGGATAAAGTGTTTCACCGCTGTATGATTTACAATATATCCATAAATCTTTTGTTTCCCAAATTTCATCTTTTAAACTGATATGTAATTTAGATGGGTCTTTTTTGATAACTTGAAATATTCTCGTATCGTTAGGAATATTCATATAATATATGTTATCAATAATTAAGGAATCAAAATTTATAATCAATTTATTTTTGTTCTTTTCAAAATCTTTTTTAACTTCTTTAAGTAATTTATCAATATTTAACAAATCATATAAATTTTCAATAAATTCTTTGAATATTACCAAATACTTCTTTAATCTGGTAAAATTTGTATTTGTCGTTAAAAATCCAGATTTTATCAAATGCGAATCTTCTATTTTTTCAAAATCTTTGACAATAATAGCTTTGAATCCATCTATTTCCTGTTGTGTTTTCATATATTTATTTATATATTAGATTGATAAATTGAAATTAATCTGTCTTTATCATAATCAGAAATATCTCGCTTAATAAAACTTCTCACAGATTCTAAAAAACTATTAACATCTGGATTATTTTCAATATGATAATTTAATGAAATTTTGGTATTTAACCCTTTTAAAATAGGTAATGCCATTATTTCATCACCATCGGAAAATTTAAATTGATAAATTTTATTAGACAAAAAACGAGATAATAAATCATCATTTTTTGTTTGACCTAATACATTAACATTTTCTTGTTGATTTTGTTGAGATTCGAACAGAGGTTTAACTACCTCTGTTCGATTTATTGTTTTTCTTCGTATAATCATCTTAATTACTTAAATTTAAAAGTTCATCAAACATTTCAAATATTTCATTATCTTCCATATAATCTGTAGAATTGATTATATCTCCAATTGTTGAACCACTTGAAATTGTATAATCCAACATTTCTTCGTTTTGTAATTTAACAGAATTTTTAGCTATTTTATTAGCGAAATGGTTAATTTGGGATTTTTCCATTTCCTGAGATATAACATTTAATTCTGCTCTACGAGTTGCAAAATATTCGAAACCTTCTTTTAATTCAGGTCTTTCCTCCATTATTTTTTGCAACTTATCTGTAATTGTCTTAATCATAGCTGAAACGGCTGCTTGAGACATTACTTTAGCATCTGGAGGTAATTCACCTCTTTGAATTTTTAGTTTTGTGATATGTTCAGCAATCATTTGTTGAGTATATCCACCATTTATCAAATCTGCTTTTTTACCTTCAGCAGATTCAAATATATTCTTATATAAACCAAATTCTAATAAAAACACACGTCTTTCGTAAATATTAAATAACGGTTTTTGTGATTTAGGATTCATTAACGATAGTATTTCGTAAACTGATTCCATCATTGATTTATAATGTGATTTCATCTCAATTATTTCATCAATACCATAAGTATCATCAATTGAAATATTACCCCAAACATCTGCATCTTGTTCACCACCCGTAACTGTTGCTTCTAAATCTGTTTGTGTTGTTCCGGAATTAATATCTCTTACATCACTATCTTTTAATGCTGTAATAATATTTTTCACTGTTTCCTCGTCCATATCAGCAAACAAATCTCTATTGGCTTTCATAAAGTTTTCGATACGTTTACTTTCATAATGGATTTTATCGGCATAGTTTGTACCTGTAATTTTACCTGATGTACGTCCAATTTCAGATAATTCCTCTTTTATTTTATTTGTAATGTAAGGGGCTGCAAATGTTTTGAAAGGTAATGGTTCATTAAATAATATTTGTTTTTGATACCATACATTAATTGCTTGAGTTAATCCTAATAAACCTGCAGAAACGGCATCATCAAATAAATTTGTTAAATTATAGTTCTTACAAGTATAATTAGCTATACTATTAACTAATGGTATATTTGCAACAGCAAGCATTTCTCGAGCTTGTTTTCCTCGTTTTGAATCTGGATTTTTTAAATCTTCATCAGGTTCTTGACTTTCTAAAACAGAAAATACAAGGTCAGTTAATTTTACAGAATTTTCATCATTAATTTTGTCTTTTTCAATAGCAATTCGCATATTAACTGTATTGATTTCGTCCATACATTCTTCGTATTGCTTTTTAAGACTTTCTCTTAACAATTCTTTAACTTCTGAAATTGTCATTTCAAAAAATTCTGAATTCTTTATTCCAGCTAATTTACATATATTAGCTATCATATCATTCCTTTGAGCATTTAATTCTTCAAGTGTTTGCTCTTCTTTGTTTAGTTCTTGTTTGTTTGAAACTTCAAAATAACCATCTAAATCAAATACATCAGATTCACCTGTAATATGTATTTTCGTATCTTCAATGGTTTGTTCAAGTTGTTTTAATCTTTTGATTAAATCATTAGCTGATAGTTGTTTTCTTTTCGCAGCTAATTCAGTTCGTCTTTCTTCTAATTGTAGAATTAAATCAGATTTTGGTTTACGAACTTGTTTTTTCTTATCGGAATCAGTAATATCTTTTCCCTTAAGAATTTTGGTCATTTCTTTACTTAAAGCTTTAAGTTGTTTAATCAAAACCGAAGTTTTAACAATTAAATCTTTATCATGGTTGTTTTCGTAAATTTTTAGTTCTGCTTCTAATGTTGCGATTTGATGTTGTAATACAGAATATTCGGGAATTTTTCTTAAATAAGCTGTTGCAACTTCAGAAGCATTTCGAACTAATTTACCGTTCATTGTTTTAACTTCTCTGAACTTTTGAGATTTAGCTTCATCTTTTGATAACGATTTCCTTTCAGTAAAGAATCGTTTTGTGTACTGGGTGTTTGATAATGATGTACTTTGATTCATAAAATATTGATTTATTTATTATTTATTAATTTTTGTACCGTAAAGATAGCTAAAAATTATGAATTAATGTGCTAAATAAATGCTAATTTTTTAGTTATAAATGTTAAAATTTTGCTAAACTTTTTTCACATTTTTCTGTTGTTTATTGGTATTTTGAGCTAACTGTTTTTTATCGACATTATTTGCTTTCTGTTTAACTTCAGCAACTCGTTTATCTTGTTTTGATTGAGCATTTTGGATACTTTTCGAAGATTCTTTAACAATATTATCAGCCCATTTGATAGGTTCTTTATAATCGAATGATTTTGCTGCTGAAACTATCTTTTTTGTTTCGTAATCTTCAACTCTCGGAGTATTAACCATAAACGAATATACATTGTTTCCAATATTTATACCTGCATTTACACTTAAATCTACAACATCTCTCTCAAAACTTTGTATTGTTCCGTTACTTTTCACACCTTTACGACCTGAATAGACAACTTCTGGTTGAAAATACATTCTGGAACGACCATGATTAAACATCATTTCAATACCAGCTCTATCTTTTGGCATACCTGCTTTTAATTTAACGGTTACCTTTAATTTTGTTGGGAAATCACCATAACCTAAACTATCTGTAGGAAATGATACTTCAACATTATCAAGTAACAAATTACCAATACACATAATTGGGTTATCAGGATTACCGATAGTTACATGCCAATTTCCTGTTGGTTCACCTGATAACAAACTATTCATAACAGGTATAGATGGTCTACCAACTTTATCAAGCATTTTACCAATACCAATAGCAAGTCCATTCATTAATATATTTTTAACCATCTGTATTTTAGAACCACCTGCTTTTTTCAATAAACCTGAATAAAATGATTTTAAACTATCCCAACCTTTTTGGAAGAAATTATCCACTTCATCAGGATTCATCCAATTAAACTCTTTTATATATTGAGAAGGTCTTTCACCAACATAATATCTTGTACCACCCCAAAATTTAGCATCATTAAATGTAGTAGCAAGAACATTCGCTAAAACATCTTTTAAAGCAAATTCTGGAGTTATGCCATTTATAGACCGTAAATCATATTCAAACACTAAATCAAAGGTTTTTTCAAATTCCAAACCAACATCTCTATAATGTGTTTTCGAAATACTGTCTACTGGACCGAAAATCTTATTACCATCTGATTTAGGGTCATAATTCAATTTATTTTGACCTCTCAAAGAGTTTTGTGCTAATTTCGGGTCAATTATACTCATTATTGATTTCATCGAACCACTAAAACCTGATTGGTCACCTTCCATCGATGCTGTTTCAAACTCAGCAGTCATTTCTCTCCAATTTAATCCATAAGTGAAAGACAATATATCTTCCAATTTATTGTTATTATTATCGAAAAATGTAACCATTCGAGCTATATCAGTTTCCTCTTGAACAAAATTATCGTAAATATTATCAGTTACCGGTTTAACAAATCTACGAAGAGTAATTAATCTATTTATGGGATAATTTATATTTCGACAATACAGGAAATCTTCAACATCATACATCTGTGCACCGTTATGTGTCATCTTACATAAATCGGTGAAATTTTTTGGTTTAAATCTCTCGTTTTGATAATTTTGAGAATCATCTGGATTAACACCAATTAATTTAATAAGGAAACGTTTGTTCAAAATTGAACGATATTTATCTCCTTGATTTAATCTAGAAATAGATTTATCGTCCATACCATTCGATGGCATGATTCTATCATCTTGAACATATTTATCTAGTAAATCATCTAATATTGTATTACTAGATTTTTCGTAACCACTAAGAAAGTCCATTTATATCATTAATTTTAGATTCCAAATTATCTTTTATTATTCCAATATAGAATTCTTTGAGTGCTTTTATATCTTTCAAACTATTTCTAACAAAAAATCCATTTTGTTTGAATATTGGATTATATTTCAACAATAAATTCTTAGTTAATTTTATACTCATAGATTTATTGTTATCTGAAACTACATCAAAATATATATTATAAAAATATTTATCAATTATTTCAATATTCTCTTCAACAGAATTTAACTGAATCATGTATTCTTTATCAATTGTTGATATAAATTTATCTGAAACTATTGTACCGTGTCCAATTAACGGTATATGGTAGTTTTCGTCAGACCAAAAAATAAAGTAACATTCATCATCTGTATTAAGTATTGGATTATCTTCTGTATGGAAATTAATTAGTTTTCCGTCATTAAATGTAAAAGTCATATATTATTAGTTTATTATTGAATTTATTAATGAATCTTTGAAAGTACTTTTTATTTCAGTTTTCTTTCGTTTTGTAATTTTTGTTTTTACAGGAATTTTCTTTTCTACAATATTGTATAATCTGTTGAAATATGAAGTAACCAATGCAAAACTATCTACAATATCATTTAAATACATTATGGTTTCTTCTTTATCTCGTAATATATCAGGTATCAATTTTTTACCATCATATTCATCTATAAAAATATCTACCATTTTAGATTTATCTGCCCTACCGTTACCTGTAAATAATGATTTAACTTCTGAAGGTGAGAAGAAACAGAATTCAATTGATATATTTTCTTTCAAACAATGTAATATGATATTTTCTCGTAATATATGTTGTAAAGCAATAAGATGTGATAAACCTCGAAATTGTTTTATACCAAGTATTTGAGGTAATAAGTGAGATTCAAAAACAATCACATTATGATTATCATTTTTAAGATATACACTCAAAAATCTCATAATTGATTTAACAGCCATCATAATTTTTAAACTCTGATTACCTTCATACTCACTATATTCACCATTATTAATTGTTTTATGATATTTAAAATTTAACGGTTTATCGGAGTATTTAATATAATTAATATTTCTGAATCTATGTTTATCAGAAATCTTATTACTAATTATGTTACCAAATATCAATTTATTATTTTTAGTATCATAAACTGTTATACCTGTTGATTTCAAACTTAAATCAATACCAATAACATTTATATTATTAATCTTCATCATATTTTATTGAACTTTGTATTGCTTTCTTTAAGATAGTGTAATGACGTCCGTAAATATCAAATTCACATTTAATATCATATATTGTTTTTCTATGAATACGATATTTCAAAGTATAATCATTTGTTTCGAATAATACTTTTTTATCAAAACTATTTATAACAGACCATTTCAAATTTTCATATTCTGTTATATAATTATGATTAATTCTTGCTGTAATGACATCACCAATTTTTAAATAATATGTATTTAATGTATCCGATGAATTAATTTTTATCATACGAGGATATAGCGAAATTACTTTTTTGTTATCTTTTGGTAATTTCAAGTTATATTCATTGGTTTTATCATAGAATATTGTATCAATATCAAAATTAATAGGTACATCTGTTTCTGTATATTCATCATATTGTGAAATCAATTTCATATTTTCATCATTAAAATTAATTTCACCATATATAGTAAATGAATTATCGAAAGATTCGTCAAATGAATTATCTTTCATTTTTTTGTAGAAATCATCATGTAAATAATATAATTTGAACAACGATAAATCCACACCAACTTCGGTAGTTGTTATAAATATGTATTTTTTAGTTGTTGTAGTATTATTTACATCTTCGATAACATCAGAAATCTGTAAAAATATGTTATTCGGATAAAAATTATTTTCGATATTTATATTATCAATAGGTAATTCATAAAATTTATGATTGATATTTGTGTTATCATATAACAGTAATTTATGATTTTCCAATAATGGTAAACTACCTACTTGAATATGTGTATCTAAAAATCTTATCGGTAATGTTTCACTACAATTACTTATAATAGTGTTTTTCGATATTGAATTTAACAGATACCTTTCGTTATGTAATATTTTATTTGTTGGTTTAGTTATATTATTCGGGTTAAAATAATCTCTCAAATCAGATAACCTCTGTAAATCAAACAAATCTAAAATATTATGTATATTTAAAGGTGATGTTGTTAAAATTGATGAATCAATATCAGATGTAAAATCCAAATTGATATCATCATAAACTTTTGCTGTATTAAATATATCGAAATCTAATCTATCAATACTATCGTCCAATTTATATTTGTATATGTATAACTCTCGATTATTCCAATCATCTCTTATATCTACTTCAATTACATAATCAGATGATTTTTTGGTAAGATACTTAATATGATGAATTTCTGAAGGTACCATCATAAATCTATTACTATCAATTACTGTACTTTTATCATAATCATCATATATTTTATAATGAACATATATGTTATGTATTGGGTTATTATTTGTGATTCTGAAATTTAAAATATTACCAAATGTTTTTATATATGTAAATGGTTGAATATTTTGTGGTATGTTATCATCATCAATTTCTGTATCAATCAAAAACAAATTCTTTTTCATCAATGAATTACTGTTGATGATACATTTAATTTCTGTTTTAAATATTTTATCAGATTTCTGTCTATTGTTTTCTACAATATATCTTGTTTCGGAAGCTCTTTCTTGTACATATACATCAATATCCAGATAGTCTTTGAAATTGTGTATATCATCTTTATGAATAACACTCGTATTTCCTGCTGCTGATACAAATTTAGCCCAGTTAGATGAATTGATGAGTCCAAAAAACGATATATCTTGTTCAGGAATTGTAAAATATCTGTTAGCGATAGTTATACCATAAAATAATCTATCGAAAAAATCATTAATATTATTATTGTTTAATGGTCTATATGGTAAATTTTTGTTCGTAAGTCCTTCGTTTATGTTATCGAAATGTTTATAATTATCATAAAGTACCCAATAATATCCTGTTTTAACATCTATATCTTTATTTGGTTCAATTGTTTTTTCACCGTTATCTTTAATATATTCCGGATATATCTTTACTGAATCATGGTCAAAACCAATGAAATATAAAAATTTACGAATCGATTCATCAGTTCCCTTCGATACCATTATATCCTTATAATCTAACAGTAATTTTTTGATTAAATGTGCTTTATCTTCATTTACGATAGCATGTTCTAATATATCATAATTTGGTAAATCAGCATTAACCAATAAATCATCATATATTTCTTTTCGTTCTGATTCTGTTGATTTGAAATGAACAAATATCTTTCGTTGGATATTATCATCAGATATATCACTAATCAATAAAACAACTATATATTCTTTGGTTGTAATCGATTTAACATTGAAATGAATTGTATACGAAAAATTATTAGTTAATGTATCTATATCTGTTTTATTTGGATTCAAACCTACTTTTTTGATAACAGGTGTAATCATACCGGAATTATCTAAGAAATAACCGTTATTATCATAAGCACCATATATCTTAGTTTTCTTTATTTTAACATAATCTTCCGTGTTACTACTATCTAAATATGAAGTAAATGTTTCAGTATCGATAATATCAAATATGCCAATATTGAAACGTTTCAAACCAAATATATGCCAATCAAATATTTCTTCCCAATGAGATAGAGTTATTTGATTTTCCAATATATTCTTTTTACTATCAAATATAATTAATTCATTCATTATTCTATGAAGACTTTTTTGGATTGTATTGTTTTATGGAATTGTTGTAATTCGATTTCTGATGGTTTAAATTTAACATTTGCAACAGCTAATTTCGGTGTTAATGCTATTTTGATGGGTAAGGTAAACGGATTTGTGGAAGCTTCCTGTATAACCAAAAATAATTGCATGATTTCATCATATCGTTTCATTACATCTTTTAAATGTTTTTCGAAAGATTCAACAGTTTTATCACCTAAAGGCATTGCAGGTCCATCATTACCAATATCTATTTTATCATCTGTAATAATAATTTGTTCTTTGGGAGTTTTCAAACTAATCTTTTCTGTTTCCAATTGAACAAAAGTCTTTTGATTTTTGAATTCCCAACCTTTTTCTTTCTTATATGTTGCTTGAATTCCTAATTTATCATATAATTCCACATATTGTTCATATTCTTCACCATCTGAAATTGATTTGTTATCAGTTCGAGATAATAAATCTATTTTTGGATTATAAAATCCTTGAGCAAAATTTTGATTCATTATAATAACAGGTACAATATCCCCTACAGTTGGTAAATAATTTTGACCGAAAAATGGATAATACCATGGTAAATCATCTGGAGATATTTTATCAGTATAATCTTCAATGGTACATTTAATCCTATTTTGATGTAAATCGTCCTTTATATCTACAACCTTACCAAAATATATCTGTATATTATTAAATTGCTTTTCAAAATCCATCTCTATCGTAAATATTTTGATTTATGTAATTATTTTTGAATATTCTGTTATCTGAAAAATTGTTATTACGAAATTCAGCATATATATTATCTTTTTTGAAATCTAAATTTTTAATTTTTTGATTATCGCGATTTAAATATATATTGTTGGAATCGTCGTATTTAATACTGTTATCAATATCTGATTTATTGTTATTACCAAACAATTCATTTCCAGCTGTACCTCTCGAATAAACCGAAAAATTATTCATTAACAAATTATTTAGTTTAGTTAACGGATTATTTATAGCATAATCTTCAAATATGGTAAATCCTTTGTTGAAAGCTTGTGAAATCATTTGTTCAGCAAATTTAGGTGTCATTTTAGTCATCAAATTACCTAATGGTGATGAATTAGAGGCTAATTTACCGATTTGTTGTAATAACTTAGTTTCAGCTGAATTTTTAAGATTTGAATATGTTCGTTTTAAAATTTCACCATTTTTAAATGAATCTTTCCATTCATTTTTTTGATTTATAAGTTTACCTTTTAATTTTGATAATTGTCCTTTCAGTGAATTATCTTCTTTCTCAAATATATCAAATTCATTATGGTTTTTAGAATAAACCGAAGATAATGCAAGTAATCCACCAATATTGAAATTACCAATAGTATTATTAAATACACCAGAATAAGACCCATAACGATAATTTATAGATATATTATTTTTAACATAATCAGAATTTGGTTCATTAGATAAACTTTGAGTAAATCCCTTACCAGAATTATTATTATCTATTTGACAATTCGTTAATTTATAGATAGCATGATTAAATTTTTCGAATTTTTTGAAATCAACCTGTAATTTTGTATCAAGTTTCTGTATTGTAGGAAATATGAACCTATCGATATTTTCGGAATTAAACTCATAAAAATTCATATCATCATACATAAACATATCGTAATAACCAGCAGAATATACGAAAATTGACATATCGAAATATCTTAGATTTTCAGGTAATATCTCTACTTTTCGTATATCATCATACCAGATTTGTCTATATGTTGTCAGTAACATTTGTACATATAAATCAACGGTTTCTCGAATATTCATATCAATATTATCTTCTTGATTATTGAAAAATTCCCAAGGATTGATATTTTGTATTCTATCCAAACCTGATATATCTAATATAAGAAATTCATAATCTCGAAATAATGTTTTAAATAATTCGAGCCATTTTTTCAACAATATATAACGGTCTTCCTCACCTATTCGTTTTAAATAAGCAAGTGCGGAATTATCGTAAACATCATCAGCTAAAAGACCTGAAGTTGCCGTAAAATCAAACATACATTTAAAATTTAATGAAATCGGGTCAACATATTTTAACCGTTTCATTTTATATTCAGGAGTTTCATATGATTGACTTCTTCCTAAACCAACATATTGAGGTTGTTTATCCATTTATAACAAATTTTAAATTTTTAGAAATTAAAAAGTATCAAATATAATATATATTGTAATAGTATTCAAAATAAATTTACAAATGAATTTACCAATATTTAATACATTATTACCGGATTCATCTACATACATAACATTTTCAAAAGCTCATTTAGACTTTGATTATGCAATTGCCAACAATCAACCTTATTATTTTAGTAAAATGGTTGCTTTGAAATTACCATTATATGAAAATCCATCATTTTTCATAGATTTAAACACTATCAATATTACTGAAACAAACCCTAATACTGTAATACCGAAAGCAATGCAGTTTTATATGGAAAATATTATAAATAATGGTGGTAATTTCGATAATATAGTTGAATTGGCATTTTACAAGTTATTGAATAAATGTGGTATCAAATATTCCGATATTATAAATAATATTGTGTATATTAATAAAATGATGACTTCAAATTTTGTTAGGACTGAAAATAATAATGGTTGGGGTGAAGTAGTTGCTGTGGTACCTAATGATGCGAAAAAAGTTAAGTTTGAAATGAAATTGGTTAAAGATTTTCCTAAAATTCTACAATCAAACATACCTAACAATACAGATGAAGTATTATATGATAACGGTAATAAACAATATTTATTTAATGATGATGAAACTCGAAAGGTTATTGATTTCGAAACTATAACTTATGATAATAACAACAATGATAACTTCGAATTTAATGTATTACTATTCTTTTATCGAGACAATAAAAATATTGATAAATTACATGGTATCAACTTTATATCTCCGTTTATCAATAAAGTAACAAATTTTGAATTACCTACATATCATAAAAAATATAATGATTCAAGAAGTATAGGTTACCAATTCAAACTTAATCTGAAAACTGTTAACAACGAAGCTTCAAGAATACTTATCGAAGAACATAATGATGGTTTCTGGACTACTCATTTTGATACATTATCTAGATTATCAACATTTTTGGATTCTAAAAATATCAAATTTAAAGATTAATTATGATTTCGAAATTAGACCAATCACAATATTTAGATATTAATTTACATTTTCACGATTCAACAGATTCTATCATTACATCAAAAATTGAATTACTTATACAAGAAATTGAATTGGCAATTAAAATAGGACCTGAAGAATTATGGGGTGTAAAATATTCTTTAAATACAGAACGATATATTTTTAATCAATATATTACATTAAATCAAATCAAAAACGAATTGAGTACATTTATAGCATTAAATTGCAAACATTCTAAATATTTCAAAATAGATTATGCAATAAAAGTGACAAATGTTGAAGGTAAAGATTTAATATATATGTTAATTGAAATTAAAGAATTAACTGAAAAAGCTGAAACCGTACAATTAGAATTTTTAATAGGAAATTGGGAATAATATGAAGACGAAAATTATTGCTTGTGTAGATGAAAATGGAATACTTGGTAAAAAATATGAACATAAATTATTGTGGAATTTACCTGAAGATTTAAAACATTTCAAAGAAAAAACGGTAAATAATGTAGTTATTATGGGATATAATACATTAGCTTCTTTGAACTTTAAATTTTTACCGAATAGATATAATATCGTATTAATCAATAGACCATCGAAAATATCAAATAGTTCCAATATGGAATTTATTTATGAGTATGATATAAATGTTGATGAAATCAAAAGAAAATTTCCCGATAAAGATATATGGATAATTGGAGGTAAATTAGTATATGACAAATTTATAAATGATGTTGATGAAATTTGGTTAAGTAAAATACATAAATCATATATGGTAACTGACAATAATACAACAAAAGATGATTATTTATATTTCCCAAAAATAGATAATAAAATTTATGATTTATTTTATGTAGATTATAGAAAAGATTTTGAAATAAGACAATATATCAAAAAATGTTAAATCTAAAAGAATTCATATCAAAATATATACCACAAAAACAAACAAATATTTTGTGGCAGTTGTTTAATAATACTAAATCAGCTTTGGAATATTTAGATACAAAACTTAATATTCTGAAAAGAGAACGTAATATTATGACAGCTACATCAAATATTGCATTGAGAAATTTAGCTGCTCAGAATGGTATAGAACCTGTAATGAAAGTATCTTCTAAAGGTATTTTGGTTATAAAGGCGAATCAAAAATTATTCAATAAAAACGGTTATCCATTATATATTACACCATATACCAAATTTAGAAATAAACTTAATAAAGTTGAATACTATTATAACGGTGATACCACACTTAAATTAACTAATGATTTATTGTTGGTTCCTGTTGCTGAAGGTATATTGGAATCACAAGAATACACAACTACAGGTGATAATGATATTGAAAAGATATATCTGAAATCTGATGCTATTGTAGAGAAATCGATAGTAATTACATCTGGAAATAAAAAATTTACCGAAGTTAAATCATTCTACAATAAAATTAATGATTACGATAATCGTCAATTTATTGTTAAATACTCTATAAGTGTTGAATATCCGATAGTTATTTATATCAAAGGTGCAACGAAAGGTGAAATCCTAAATATATCATATAGGTTATGTAACGGAGAATATGGTAATTTAGATTACTCTACAGAATTTGAGATAGATAAAATTATAACTTCTGGTGGTGATATTGTTGATTTATCTGATGATGATTTATTGATACGAAATTATAAAGGATTTAATTTTGGTTCAAACGGTACAACAACAAATGCTTTACGAGCTGCTATTGGATATAATCACGGTAATGAAGTATTATTTGATAATGAATCGTATCGAAATTTTTTACATAAATTTTCTAACATATTAATACAGGATATATATGTCGATATGAATAAAAAATCGATAAATCACATATACATTTCAAAAATACTTAATTTGGAAGATGTACCTGAATATTTGTTAAAATATGAATATGATAGAATAATTGATACAAAAATATATCAATTTTCTAATGAAGAATTGGAAGATTTAGAAAATATCATCAAAGAACAGGAATATGCTTTATCTTCACATACATTAGATGTCGCAAGAGTTGAGAAATATGCTATCCAACTTATATTTAACAATATTTACGAACAAAATAAGTATAGTACAATATTAGAACGACTTATATATAGTGAGTTTTCTAAATTTTTGTATTTAAAACATCATAAAATAAATTTCGAAAGTATATTTCAAAATTTTATAGAAGAAAATAATGTATCGTTTGAATTTACGATATTTAAAGAATCTGATAAAGGTAAATCTAACGATAAGTTTATTTCACATAATGATAAATTACCAATTTTGAAAGGAGATTTCAAAATATTAGATAGCAAAAATAACAATTATCAATTATTTGAATCTGTTAATATTACAACAAGAAAATGAATAAAATAAGTAATACATATAAACCTGAATTTGAGAATTACGAAGTTATATTGAAAACACCATATTTCATTAATATTAATAAGATAGAATATGTTCCAAATATAACTAATATTAAATCACCAATTAAAAGTAATTCAAATATTTTATATACGATAATATTTAATTCAGGTGAAGAATCTTTGGTTAAATCAACATACGAAAATGGTAAATATTATTTTGTTTTTGATACACCATTAAATCTAACAACACCTTATACTGTAGATTCTGAAGTTCAAAATATTTTATATCCTAAAAATACATCTAAATCAAATGAATTATTATCTGTTTCAGATTTAAACAATAATGATAGTTTATTAGTTAATGATAGAAATAACGGTATATTATCATCTGAAATATTCAATAAATTGATAAATTTGATTGAAAAGAAAAAGATTTGGGAAAAATATACACAAACATTTGATACAAACCGTAAAAGTAAGTTATTTATTTTAGATTTAAAAAGAAATGAATCGAATAAATTTTTACTGAAGATGAATTTTCAACAATATGATGATGTTTACATATTATATTTAGAAATTGATATAACCGATAAATACAATATAAAAGTAACCAATAGGGAATTGATTCAACATGAACATTCAAAATACGAACCAAATTTTTACTATAATTATACTTTCGATATAGGATTTTTGGAGAAAAATGGTAAATTTGCTCTTGAATTGATAAAAAATAATGATGATGTTTTATTGGAGAAAGTTGAATTATATGCTGAAAACAACTTAAATCAGGAAAATATATTTACAAATATTTCAGAATTTGATAATATTTTCAATACCGATGATTATATTTATTTTCGATATAATAAATATCTAACAATATCCGCTAGAGATTCACATAATAATATTTATGAATTAATCGATGGTCAATATAATTATTTCAATAGGAAAACATTAAATTTCGAATTATTAAAGAATTTAAAACCTAATGATACATTCGATTTCAATAAAACAATAAATAATTATGGTCCAAATATTGTATTATATCAAAGATATTTATCTGGTTTAAATTTACTTAATAAACCTGATGATTTCAATACCAATAATTTTAATTATTTTATTTTCTATAGATTATTTAATGAAGAAAATCTACTTGTAATTGATTCATCATTTAAAACCAAAATATATAAGAGATATTATCATTATGAAAATAAATATTCTGAATGGAAGTTATCATCAAACATAATAAATGCATCAGATATAATTACTTCAGATGAATTACAATTTGTAACAAAATCAGATAAAGAAAAATTACATTCATTATTTGATGTAGACAACATAACAGAGGAAAAACCAAAAATAGCTATATCAAATTTAAAAATTAAAGATGGTGATGTAAATTCTGTTATTAAAGGTGATGGGAGTACAATAAAAATTAGTGATTTGAAATCTAAGGTAATTAAAATTCCAAAAGGTTCATTAGGTAATTCAACATCAGCAAAATACACAATAGAATTTACAGATGATATAAAAAATCAATTTGGTACTTTATTTAATGTAACAGTTTATGAATTCGTAAGACAACAGTAATATTATGAGTGAAAAAACAATGAATGTTTGGAAAAAAATCAAACCAAAAATAGAAAAAATAATTTATTCTGATGGAGATAAATTGAAATCAAAAATAGAAATAACAATAGATAATACCAAAGATAACATAATTATTTTGAAATAAATGGCAAAAAAATTTATCATAGAACAAAAATCAAATAATTTAACCATATCATTAACAAATCCTGAAATATTTATCGAATATGATATTTACGAATATGAAGACGATAAATATTTTGAGGAAAGAACTAAATGGTTTAAAATATCTGGTAATGAAAGTAAATCAAATGATGAATGGTTAAATTCACCTGAATATAATGCTATTTTAACCAAATGGACTAGTTTTGATACATCAATTTATGAATTACAATTAGAATCTGTTGTTAATTACATTCCAACATCTGAACAATTTAGAACAGAAACAAGTATATTATTACAAAATTTTAAGATAAAATATTCGATATTCAAAAAAGATTTATCTATATCAAATGATACAGTTTATTTAACATCTTCAGTAAAAATGAATTTGCGAAATAAATTAACTAACAATCAATTATATACAATATATTTTATCATAAATAAAGATAATAAATATTTAGAACTTGAAGATTTTGAAAATAAAGAATCATTTCAAACAGATGGTTTAACAATAATACCACAATTTAAAGATGGTAAAATATTTAAAAATTATCCAACAGACTTTCAAATATATATTCTATCAAATCCCTTTAATTCAACTTTATCAAATTTATTGAGTTATAATAGAGATGAAAATAAAATTGATATAAATAATTTTGTGGGAGTTGATGTTGGGAGTTACAAGATAACTGTAAATTTATCGAATTATAAAATCGATTATAAACAGGAGAAAAAATTTACATTACTTATTAAAAAACAGCCAACATCTACAATTTGGAAAGAAAAAATAACAGATATAATTTTTTATACTGATATAAATGATGATTCACCTCAAAAATGTGAAATCACCATTGATAATACAAAAGATACTTATATAGTTATAAATTAAAGAAAATGGCAACAACAGGATATAATGAGTTACTTAAAACTCAAGAAAAAAATAAACCATTTAATAGTAAATTTTACGAAGAATTGGAAAAACTTTCTTATCAAACAGATAATGATAAAAATAGACAACAACGAAAAATAATCTTATCTGCTGGACATTCAACAAAATTTGGTGAAGATAGGGGAGCATTTGGAAATAATTTTGTCGAAGGAATCGAAAATGCTAAAATTCGTAAAAGAGTGTATGAAATTTTGAAAAATAAATATAATACAGAAGTTATTATAGATGGTGATGAAACAATATTAAGAGCTTCGATGAATTATTTCACTAATCTTATCAGAACTAAAAAATATGCTGATAAAGATGTAATAGCTCTCGAAATACATTTTAATGCTTCACCAAATCCTACAGCTAATGGTACAGAAACAGTAATTCCTGCTGAACACACTAAATTTGAATGTGAATTAGCAAACGAAATATCAAGAGGTATTTCAGGATTATTAAATACTCGTTTAAGAGGTGAAGTTGATGGTTTAACAGGTGTGATAACTGAAGCTTCAAGTAGAGCTAAAAGACTTGGTTGGATGAGAATTCCTGCACAAAATGTTTTACTCGAAACATGTTTTATTTCAAATACAAAAGAAATGGAAGCTTATGTTAAAAATTTTGAACCAATCTGTCAAACCTTAGCAGCAATACTTTATCATAATTCCATAATATAATTACGGAATTCCATAAGTTTAAGTTGGAATTCCAATAATAAAAAGAAAATTTAAAAATAAAAACTTATGGAAATATTAATGAATATTTTGATTAATATAGGTTTCGGATTAATTGGAATATTATTGTGGAATTTATTTAAATCAAGGAATTATATATATCGTACAAAACTTAATGTATATATTTATCGAAATTATAAGGGAATGGTACATAGTGTTTTGTTTATAATTTGTATATCGATAATTTTATGTTTAATACCTGATATAAATAATGATTTAAATTCTTTATTTGGAATTGATATAATAGCCAATAATAAAAAATCTTTTATAATTTTTGGAGTAACCTTATCAATGTTTTACTCATAACTAAAATTCAATCGAAAATTAAAAATGGAAGAGAATTTAACCGAAACAACAAATAATAGCAGCGATAACGGTAAAATAATAACAGGTGATAATAATAAGACATTTTTGGAAGTATTCGGTTTTGTAAGTAATCAAGCTCGTATGAATTTGGTTATATTTTTCATAACAATTTTGATTGCATCTAATGTGTTTTTTATTTGGAGAACTTCAGTTTTAAATAACCGTCTTATCGAGACTGAAAGAGAAAAAAACATAATGATTAATGATTTTAACACAAAAATCATTGAAGAAGTTCGAAAACAAGTACAACCTACTAAAGTATTGATAAGAGAAACTATTGATAAAATTGATAGTTTAAATACTCTGGATAATCAATTTAAAAACAAAAAATAATATTTTCCTATGAATAGTAGTAAAAAATTATTGACTGTTTGTTTTTTAGGATTTATATTTTTCGATTCATCTTCGTGTAAAGTAAATAGAATAGATAATACTGTTGGTTGTGATGGTATTGAATTAATCCAACCAACAGTTGAATCTGTTAAAGAACATACAGTTGTAAAAACAGATAAACATTTATCTGCTGTAAGCTCATCAAACAAACAATCTCAGCATCAAAAAGAATTATTGTTGAAAAAAGAAAAGGAAAAAGAAATAATTCAAAAAAGAATTGAAATTAGGGAACAAGTGAAAAAAGAACTTTTGGATATTCTACAAAAACTAGATTCTATATAAAAATGGCAATTACATTAGAAAGAGATTCGAATGATTTATCACCAGTAGATAATGAATTTATCGATAGAATTTTAAATATACTTACTTTATATGGTTCTTTACCATATAAAATACCTCGTCAGATGATTGTTGAAGTAATTAAATCATCTGCTAAGTATTTCTTCAAGTATTATGATAATGCTTGGAGACAAACTTATTTACTTTTGACAGAGCAATCCATTCAAGACCATTTAGGTGGTAATTACAAAAAATTTATGAATGGTGAATTTCAATTATCTGTTAGATTATCACAAAGAGTAAGAATTGTAAGGGATATTTATGTTTCAGGTGATTATAATTTAAATCTTTTCGATGATAGTTTAAATCAAGAATATGATACTGTGATTACTGGATTAAATAGTTATGGTGGATTAGGTATTGGTAATTCTGCAATCGATAGACATTTGTATTTAGAACAAAATGTTTGTAAAATGGTAGAATTAAATGCTTTGAAAGCTATTTTTAACAGACCATTTCCATTTTCATATAATACAGCATCAAATATGTTATTGTTGAAAGATAAAGTACAGAAATCATTGATTTTACATTGTTATATCGATAATGAAATCAATATGTTATATAATGATACTTTATTCGAAAGACATGTGATTGGTTGTGCTAAAAGAGAATTGAAACGACTCATCGCATCACATACTATACCACTTCCCGGTGATGTACAGTTAAATGCAGATGAAATTTGTAACAATCTAGAAGATATTGAAAAAGTTGAAGATATGGTTAAAAATGGTAGTGGTATCGGAGATGTAATATTTAAAAATTAATTTCGAAATATAGATGACAACAGCAGAAAAATTATTTGAAAACATAGAATTTCTTTATGAAAACATATATAATTTGTTGATTGGTTTCCAACAAGCAAATAACGGTATCAGCGATATTGAAGTGGAAATCAAAAAGAAAACAAATGAATTAGGTAGATATACAACCGAAAAAATAAAGATTAAATCATTTGAATCATTATTTAATGAATTAAATCGTTTACAATTAAATTTCAATTCATTAACAAATGAGGATAATATTAGTTATTTATTAAATTCTGATGGTTCATTATCTCAAATAACAAAAACATCTTTCATAAATGCTGAATATTTAACTAATTTTACAGATTTGTTAGGTAATCATAATTGTATTGTTGATGATAATTCATTCATTAAAAATCTGTTGTTTCCATCTGTTAAAATACCTGTTGAGTTATCAAATAAATTAAATTCAAATATTCATTGTAAAATATACGAAATAAAAGAAGGTTGGAATAAAATTTTGAATACATCAACAGATGAATTAACCGAATTGAAATTGAAATATTTAATTGATAATGGTTTGATTCAAACTGAAGAATATTCACTTGAATTATCTCAGGAATTACAGAAAGTTAAATATTTTGGTGAATTCAGTATTATATCAATAAATAGTGTATCAGGAAATACCTATGATTTAACCCTTAATGATATAAAATATGAAGGTATAAATACTTATGGAGTAATTATTGATTTGAAAGTTGGTGATTTACTTGTTTCAAATGATGGTACTGCTAAATATAAAATTACCGATATTAATGTATTAACCAAAAATGTTAAAATATCTCAAATTGCAGGACCAGATAAAACATTACAAATTGGTGTAAATCAATTATATTTTAATGAGATATTACCAACCGAAAATAAAAAAGTATCGATTCCTGTAAAACCTCAAAGTAAATTCGTTGCTTTCCTATCAACAAAGAATCATAAATTTATATCATATCCAAGTAAAGGTATTAAATTTGATACTTCTCAATATAAAGTTACTTACAATAATCGTACATACACAATTGATGAATTCTTTAACGAAAAAGTAACTAATTTCAGTTCATATTTCGAATCACTCATTAAAGAACAAAATATACCTTATTCGTTAGGTTTGAAACCAAAACAGGTTAAACTTGATATTCGTAATTTCAATGTTGTACAGATTAATAAACATATAACAAACGAAAAGACTCGTCAAACATTAGAAACATTAAATATCGAGAAACAAAAAATAAAGAATAAACTTGAATTTACTGAACAAAATATCAATCAGTTACAAAATGAAATTGATACATTAAAGTTTAAATCTCAGGAAGAAAAGAATTATCGTTTGGAGAAAATACAAACTTTACGAAATGAAAAGAATGTATTGGAACAAAATTTATTAGTTGTTACTCGTAATTTAGATAATAATGCAATAGAATCAGGTGTTAAAAATGTTAAACCGAAATATAGAGTTTTAGGTGCTTGGGAACATCAAAATCCATTATTTTCAACCAAAACCAGACCACAACATATCATAAAATACGATATTCAATATAGATATCTCAGTAAAAATGTAGATATTGTTGAAAATCAAACGATGAAACTTATAACCGAAAGTGGTAAAGAAATATCGTTTACTTATTCACCTTGGATTAATTACGAATCAAAAACATTAAATAGATATATTGATGAATATGGTAATTTAAAATGGGAAACATTAAATTATAGTGATAGTGACGAAATCAACATAAATCAGGTATCTATTTCAATTAACGAAAATGAATCTGTTGAAATAAGAGTTCGAGCTGTATCTGAAGTAGGTTATCCAGTATCACAAATAACATCTGATTGGTCAGAAATATTAAGAATAGATTTTCCACAAGATATTGTCGAAAACAGTATAACATCTATTGTAGATCGAAACAATAATGATTTATCTGTTTCTGAATTCAACAATATATTAAAAGCATCAGGTATATTACGACATATTAGTCAAGAAATACAAGAATCTGAAAAATTATATTATCATAAATCAGATGATATTGCTTCTGGATTCTTTACAGCTGAACAGAAAAATATATCATTATTTGAATATTTGAAATCAATTCAGAAAGATATTGATTATCTTAAAAATATTGATTCTAATTCAAATCTTACAGTAGAAATTATTGATTTCAATAAGGAAAAAATTCTTGTTAAGTCTGGTTCAACAATACAATTATTTGCAGGTAATTATGCTGATTCCGTTAATTTAATTAAGGAAGAACAATTTGGTACTATCATAAAAAAACAATTTATGATTCGTCTCAAAAATAATAATTCTCAACCAATTGAACTTAAAACATTAATTCCCGGTGTTACATTTGATGTTAATACTGCTCCAAAATATTTTAATGTCGGTATTCACCATAATGAAGGATTATTACAGAAAGCTGGACAAATTATTTATTTCAGAAATTTAGATATAACAAATCAACCAGAAGACCAATTTAAAATCGTTAAATCAGGATTTACATTATCTAATACAGTTATACCTGATAATATGATTAATAATTCGGTTCCCGAAGACCAAAAGAATGTTATCTATTACAAGAATAATACAGTATATAAATGTAAATTGGTAGATGCTTATAATTCTGAAGGATTTGTTGCTATGGTTTTAACAAATAATCCACAATATGACCAAAATAATTTAACACCAACAATAAATTCATTTAAACGTTTACAGAAACATACCAATTTCAAGAAATCACCAATATTTCAACAATCATATAGTTCAAATGATGATGTATTAGGTTATGATGATATTGATTTTTATTCGATAGGTGGAAATTCTTGTGGTTCCTATTTATATCCAATTATACCAAATTTAACAAATATATCTGTTGTTGGAAATTCAACTATTTCTACATTGGTATTACAAAAAGATACAGAAATATTAATACCTGTTGTATTCGAATATCGTATGATGGATAGATTAGGTAATGTTGATGGAATTCATGGTAAACCTATAACTGATGATTTAGAATATAAAAAGAAAATTGGTATCGATATTTTAATAAATAATCAGGTATTTCAATTTGATGTTGAGTGTTCAGCAAAATTAAATCCAGCTGTAAAACCTATTGAAAAATTAAATGTGAATTCGGTAACTGCTCAATATCTAAAAGAAAATGAATTAAAATTAAGACCATAATGCTTAGTAATACAAATATATATGAAAACGAAACAGGAGTTGTACCTATCTCTCCTGTTTCGTTAACTGGTAAATATAAGATATATGTATCTATTGATGGTAAATTATATTTAGATGATTATAACGGTAGAAGACAACCTATTGATAATCGAAAATTATTTTTACCACAAGTTGCCAATTTCTTAAAAATCGATACATCACCTATTGATAATGATAAATTGAGATATGGTGGTTTCAGAAACAATAAATCATTAAGTTATCATACAACATTATATCTTTCCGATAACCAAAAAGAATATCCTGAAGTATTTGTATTAAATACATTAACAGATTTTGGTACTAAAAATCATTTCGAAAAATCTAAATATCCCAATATAAACAATAAAGCATCAATATTTCATTATATTGATTTAAACAAAATTGGTTTAACTAAGATATTTGAGGAAATAAACAATACTTTTCGAGATAACCAAAATATGTTTTTTAATTCTTTCGAAGATTCATATTTAATGTTGCAAGGATATGGTATTATGGAAGAATGTTTTGTTCAGAAATATTATGATTTAAAATATCTTCAAGCAAATCAAACAGATTTTAATTATGTTAATTCAAAGATTTTGGCTGCTTATCAAGAATTTAATATAATATATCCAAGATTTATCAATATAGAATTCGAATTCGAATATAAATTATCATTTAAAGGTTATCAATCAAATTTTTATCAGAATTTTTACGGATTTTACAGTAAATATTCGTATGATTTCTTAAATACCGAATATCCAACTATCAGATATTTTATTAATGAAAAAGATAAACCAGATTTCATAAGAATAAAAAATAATGATGATTTAATAGATAACAAAAATAATCCTAAATTTTACGATATAATAATAAATAATGTTGTAATCACTAATTATTCTTTAAGGAATCCTCAGATTAGATTTAGTTTGAAACAACTTAATTCAGGTGATTACATAAAAATACATCATAAAGATACAAGTATTATTTATGAATATGAATTTTCTGATGAAGATTTTGAATCAGGAAATAATATGTTTAGTGTTCTCAAACAATCTTTGAATAAGATTTCTTTGGAAACAAACAATATGTTTTATTTTCAATTAAATAATTGTTATCAAACAAATAAAGCTATTGAAGTGATATTGGAATTTTCTGAAATAGATGAATTTGTTGAAGAATATTATGTTGAGTTATCGAAGAATTTTAACTTATTAGATGATACAAAATATTTCAGAAAGATAAATAACAATGATTATAGAATTGTATCAGAAATCGAAAAAGAACATTTCCAACAAATAAATAAAGTTAAATTAAATAATGAATGGTTAAATATTGTTGATAAATTTTATTTCAATGGTTATTCGTTTTTAAGATTTAAAGATGTATCAAAAATAAATAATGATAAATTAAACATTATATCTATTTATGGTAAGGAACAATCAAAACTGATTCAATTCAAACCTATTCCTTGGTTAAAATATAATGATGATTTATCTACCGAAAAACAATACAATAACTTAAATTATATTGGTTTTTTGAAATCAATATTTCCACATATAAGTTCAAATTTTGAAAGTAATTTGGAAATTTACAAGAAAAATATACTTTTCGAAGATAAATTTCCATTTGTTAACGAAACTCAAACTAATCACATATCAGAAATTAAAACAGAAAATTATAATAGTACCAAAATACAATCTATTATATTTAATTCTGTTGGGTGTGGTACACATAAAAATCCAGTAGTTTTCAATATAGATAAAAGATGGTATGAAAAATCTAATCTGATAAATTATAATTATTTAGAAAACGATGAATATAAATATCATTGGTTTCTTATAAAAACAGATTATAATGAACTATTAGATGATAAACGATATTTTAAAGATAAACCGCAAATCACATCAAGGTTGATTCGTTCATTTGAAAATAGTTTATATTGTGAGACAGTATTTTTAGGTGTAAAATATCGATTACCAGCATTATATTCTAACTATCAATTTGCAGTATATTTAAATTGTCAAAATATTCTTAATCCAAAATTACATTATAAATTTATTGTAAATAATGATGAGAAAACAATATATTTGGAAATAAATAAGTTTTTTGATTTCGTTGATATAATTAGGGGTGGTTTCGAAGATAACAAACCATTTTTAGATTTATCATTTATTTACAATGCTAACAAAACATACAATAGTAATAGTACTAATATTTTTGATTTCGATTACGGAGGTCTTCTGATTTGTGATTCAAAAATACCTATTATGTGGAATAATACGGTATTAAAAGATTGGAAAGTATATGATGATGTAACTCAAAAATGGTATATTGCTATTAAAAAATCGATAACAACATTCACTAAAGATTTAACTGAATTAGTAGATTCCACAGTTGGTTCAGATTACACATATTATTTATATAGTACTATAACTGATAAATACGGTAATACTTTCAATTATCTTTCAGTAAAATATATCATTAAAAATATACAACAGGTAGATAAAGATTATATTTGGGCTGAAGATTTGATAGTTAAATTTTATGATTCGGAAGATTATTATATTGAAATTGATAATGATGGTATTTCTGATTATTATGTGATTAATGATACTCATGATGTTGTTTCAACCGAAAGATTATTGAATAATCAAGTAATCAATAAAACAGTAATAATACCTCAAACCGGAAATCAAATCAAACTTAAATTTCTCAATAATAATTATGAATTTTCATTAAAACGAGAATATTGGAATTATAATTCTGAAACCAAAATTAATTCAGAAGGTAAATTGGTAACAAATAAATCGATATTTACATTTCCTGAATTTAATTTATTACCATCTACAAACGATATTTATACAAGATATTTAGATGATATAGATATGAAAGCAAAAAATTCTGATATATCTATATTCGAAAGAAATCAATTATGGTTAATGATTAAAGAATTATCTGGTACTAATATCCAAATGAAAGCATCATTATCAAGTAATAAATTATTCAATGATTTGTTATTGTATCATTTGGAAAAATATAGTATATCGAATTCAATACCAGTAAGTAATATTCAGGATAGATTTGTTAAATTAGATGTATTTGACCCTGATTTAAATGTTGTGATTTGGAATGAATCAATAAATCGTATACAAAGAATATCTACTTGGTATCAACCGTTACTCACTAAATGTACAGATGAATACGAATTTCAAAAACAACTATATCTAAATAATGTATCAGATTGGAGAATTAATTCGTTATATTCTATATTTGATATAAATTATGGTGGTAAAGATATTTCAGCAACCGGAATATATAAGGAAGTATTTGGAAATATTCTTTCATCTATGTTTGTTATTTACGATGATATAATAATTGAAACATTAATTGATGATGTAAATTATAATTTAGGATATTATGATTTAATTAAATCTCAATTATTGATTGATAAACTTATATTACAAAACAAAAACGAAACTTATATTCAACAATTCAACAAAAATATTGATGAATATATATTTGAAACTTTCATAAAAGAATTATTTACCATTTATAAATTAGATGAAGTGATAGATATTCGAGATAATAAAAGATTGGAATTTATAAATTTACAAGATTATAAAGTTAATGTTTTAAATTATAAAGGACCTGTTAAATTAATTTTCAGAAGACAATAAAAATGCCACATCAAATAGAAACATTAAAGAAAATTGAATATGTTGATTTACAACAATTTGTTGAACAAATCAATTATAACTTTGCTGTACTTGAAAATTCACCTTTTTTTAAAGGGATTCCCGGAAAAAAAGGACAAAGAGGTGAAGTTGGTATAAAAGGTACCAGAGGTATTAAATTTTATTTTGTTGATTATAACAGATTTAATCAAGAATATCCAAATGAAATAAATTCATCACAATTAATTGATTTGGAATTTATCAATAGAAAATTAGCATTAGGTAATGTAAATTCTACTGATAAACAAAAATTACTAAATGCTTTAAATACTGTTGATTTTGTAATTGGTGATGTTATTGTACTTACCAATACAAAATTATTGTCTTTTAATGGCGTTGAATTTGAAGATACAAATATCGCATTTGATTCGAATTATGGAAATAATAAGGATATTCGAGAAATCATAAAAGAATATGTTGATACATTTATTTTAAATAATGATAAAATTAAAAGTATCAAAAATATTTTTTATTCATATTTAACTCATGCAAAGAATTATCAAGATGTTTCTAATACACTTATAACAAATAGTATTACCAGTAAATCAATATATGAACCTTACATAAAAGGTAATAAAAAAGGTATTGAAGTTTTAACACATAAATATATTGGTTATTCACATGATATATTAAGTAATGATGAACAGAAATCTACTGTTATTTTAGGTTCTGTAAATAAATATATCAAAATACTTCAAAACACTTTTGGTACTGATTTAAACAAAACATTAATATCCGATTATTCACCGGGAGTTGGTAACGAACCAACAATGGTTATTTTACAGAATGATTTAAATTCAGGATTGATGATTGGTTACAGAGATTCATTGAATTTTAAATCATTTGGTAGAATATTTAGAAATTATGATAACGAATTTATTATTGAATCAAATGTAGGTCCCAATTCAGATGAGAAAGGTACATTAAAATTACATAATGAATATTTAAATTGGGATAAAAATGCTAAGTTCGAAAGAAATGTAGAAGTATCTCATGATTTATTTGTTGGTTTAAATATTGATTCGAAACTAATTAGAACAGGTGAATTCACTCCTGATAAAAAATCTTATGAATTATATCTTGGACCAAAAGATAAAAAGACAGATTCAAAAACAGTAAATACCGCTTTTATTGAACAATATACACATTATATTGAAAATATATTAGTTACTGATAATAATGGTATTGTTTTGAAAACATATTCATTAGAAAAAGGTGGTTACGATATAAAAGAGAATGAACCATTTAACCCAATATCTACATCTATTTCATCTGAAAATAAATTAGTTACATCAAATTATTTAGGTTTGATAACTAAAAAGGTAAATAGTTTGATAAATAAGGTATCACAAGATTATTGGTCTAAAAAAGATTTTACAACAGGAGTAATATCAAAACTTACATTATCTGAACAATTACAAGTCGGAAATAACTTAATTAAATCAAATGAAGTAAATCTTGGTTCAAATACAGTTATTAATCAAAATTTGACACTTAATTCTTTCAAGAATAATGTATTAGTAACTGATAATACAGGTAAAATCGTAAATACATATAGTCTTGAAAATTCAGATATATCAACTACCGAATTAGAATTATTTAATCAAATAAATTCTAATAACAGAATATCATCAGAAAATAAAATATTATCATCAAAATATTTCAATTATCTTACATCAAAAATCAATAAATTAATCAATAAGATAAAATCTGATTATTATACAAAAGAAGATTGGAAAACACCAACATTACCTACATCACCTAAATCAATAAATTTATCTGATGTAAATATAATATTAGGTGGAAATACAAGATTTTATTTTAATGGTTTATTCAATTTCAACAAAGATAATGCAATATTTGATAAACCAGTAATTTTAAATAATTATTTATTTCTGAAAGCAAATAATGAAGGTATATTATATTTGAATTCTGAAAAGAAAGTTATTTCATATCCTTTATTATCAAATAATTTAACAGATGAATCAGGTGATACAAATTCTCAAGTTATTCATGATTCAGGTATACCGTCAATATCATTAATTAATTCATTAATTCGAAAAATCAATAATGTTATAAATCATTTCAAAAATAATCATTTCAGTAAAAATGATTGGATTAATGGTAATATAACTGATTGGGTTAAACCTAAAATGATGGAAATACTTGATATTTTCAAATGGTCTAAAAATAATCAGAAAGTAGAATTAAACGAAAATAACATAATAATTAGACCGAAAGGGAATAATTCAGGTTTCTTGAAAGTTGATACAAATGGTGTGGTTTCTGTTGGAAATTTAAGTGCTCCTCAATTTCCTATTGGTACAGTTATTTCTTGGGCAGGTGATAATTTCTTACAAGGAAAATTATCACACATGGAAGATAAAGATAGTATTCCAGCTGGTTGGTATGTTTGTGATGGTTCAAATGTTGAAATAAATGGTAAAATGTGGACAACACCAGATTTAAGAAATAGATTTATAATGGGCGATGATTTAAGAAGTGAAGATTTCGATGAATATAATTTTTTCCCATATACAGTATCATCTTACAATAATGAAAATTTTGTAAAAATAAAATGGAATCAATTACCACCACATAGTCACAAAATGGAAATTGTTGATTGGGAACATTCACATAAATATAAAGATACATTTTTTGCTGAATCTGCAAGTTATGCCAATGGTAGAGAATATGACCATGCAAGTGGTGGATTAGGTTCAAATGGTGGTATGGACTGGGATAATGTTTGTATTTATGTTGAAAGAGAATCAGAAAAAATAAGAAAAACTGATGGTTATAAGGGACCACAAATAAAAAATAGAGTAGGTGGTGATGTTTTTGATATTACTTATTCATCAGAATTTCCACATTTTACACAAAACGGAAATCATATGACAAGTATAGCTCAACAATTGGAATTTGACAAAAGACCTGCTTATTGTACTTTGATATATTTAATTTATTTCGGTGAATAATGGAACGAATTTATCACATAACAAATCATACTGTATTATATATTCAGAATTCATTTGAAACTTTTGATATTAATAAATTAATATTGGAATTTTCTGATAATTTTGATGAATATTTCGAATACAAATTTAGTTATTCATTTGATTATCAAAATTGGTCTGATGAATACAGAAAAGAAGATTTTCCTGATTTACATCAATTATTTAATTTACCAAAATTAGATGTTTATATTTCAATAAATTTTCATTCCAAATTTGATGAATCTAATCATTATAAATTACAACGAACCAAACAATTAACAGTAGATAAAAATAACCCCAATAATGGTATAATTAATGATATTGTATTGAAATCTTTGAAATATGATAATACATTAATTGATTGGAAAGATATAGATTCATTAGTATATAACCCATCAAATCAAGTAGATAAATATCCTAAATGGAATATTTATGATGGTAATGTTATAAGTGTGAAAAATTGGATTAATCAATGTCGAGCTATATCTGAAATGTATGGTTTAACAGTAATTTGGTTCCATACATCACCTAAAGAAACTAATCATACATTTTTAAATAATTTTTTGAAAGATGTTGTTTCGATAAAACGAATAAACATAAATTTACCAAATAATGAAATACCTCAAGATAGGTCTGTTTATACTGAATGGGATATACAATTAGAGGGTGAATTTGTTACGAATGTGGTTGATTCTATGTTTCGACAAGCTTTTGGTGAAGATGAAATACCTTTACAGAAAGATTTTATATTTTTCCCTATGATGAATAAACATCAGGCAACAAAAGTGTCTACAGATAAGCTTGAAGCTATGCAAAAAGAAGTTGTACAGCAAACACAACATATTATGTATGGTCAGACTCCTAAAATTGATTATAATTTTGAAGAATTAACTGATATACCATTTTTGGAAGATGTTGTTGATAATAGTTTTTACGATAATGATTATGAAGTAAAAATTAATGAAGAACAACAAACCGTAACTGAATCGTATTCAAATAAAGCTGTTGATAGTACCCATTATGTTGATATTAAGGAATCAGAATATTTTAGAGAATTTTATGATAAACGAATAGATATTGTATCTGTAAATCCAGAACATAATTCTTTTCCAGTTTCAATGTATAATTTTTCCAGTATCGATAATAATGTAATTGCTATGACTTATCAAATTGGAAAAGGTGTAAACAAACGAACATATTTCGAAAAATCTTTCAAATTTGTAAGTAATTTATGTATACTTAAAAAATTTAATGGTGAAATAATTGATTTTGATAATTGGTTAACGATAAAAATTAACAGACAGAATCACATAGTTTTAATCGATAACATCAATCAAAAACAGAAAGAAATAACAGAATATAAATTAAATGAGCAAGAATTTTATCAATTTGTTATAGAAGCTACATTTAATGATAATATTGAAGGAATACAATATATCATCAAATTATTTAAGTTAGAAAATGGCAGAAAAATTCAACCACTTAATTTAATATATATTGTGAAAATCGAAGATTATATTTCATCAAATCTAAAATATAATGTTAGAAATATGAAGTTTTCTGGAGGTAAATATCTGTTAAATGATATATATCTATATTTAGATGATGAAAAATTAATTCAAGATAATGTAAATCCTGTAATTAAAGGTAAAACCAATTTATAAATAATTTAGATAATATGTCAGAATATACAGAATATGAAGAAATTACTTTAAGTGATGATAATTCATCATATAGTAAATCTTTGATAGAAAATAATGATGATGATTTTGGTGAAGTTTTACAATTAACAGCTTATGATGGAGGAGGTTTATCAGATTTATCAGCAACTTCTACAGATTTTAATGTAGTTGCTCAATATGATAAAATTGATATTGTAAAAACCGATAAAACCCATCAAGCTTTCGCTAAAAAATATGTTCAAAAGATAAATAAATTAATTACTGAATTTGATGATTTAGATTTATCTGAAGAACATGCACAATATGTTAAAGATGTTGCTCAGCTTCAACTTGAAAATTTAGCTGACATGTTAAGTTTGGTTGATATAAATCGACAAATGCTTAATAATATTGTTCATCGAATTAATGCTGTTCAAGCTGAAGATTATGCAATGATTTCAACATACACAAGTTTGATGAATCAACACATGAGATTAGTGAAAGAACTCCAAAATACATATAAAAATATACCTCAAGTTTTGAAAAAGATGAGAACTGAAGTAATAACAAAACCAGAATTAATGGAAAATAATGATGTTATTACTGAAGATTACGGTACAACACAATTTAACAATCAAAAAATGTTGTTAAAGAAACTTCGTGAAGCACACGAAATTAATAATTGAGAGAATTTTAAATATTCATAAATAATATATACTTAAAATAAATTAAATTTTTAAAGATGAGATTTGAATTACGAGAAATAGCATCAAAAGCTGCTGGTACATATTTTATTGTAACAGATAATTCTTCTGTTCCTGAAATAGAACAAACATCAAATCTTCGATTATTCTTTATAAATTCTGAAAATGGACCTGTAAATACTGCTGTATTCTTCAAACAAGGAGCAACAGCGGGATTTGAGAAAATTTTTGGTAAACGAAATAGGAAACAAGAAAAACAAGGAAATTATTCTATTAAATCTTGTTTGGAAGCCTTAAAAACTTCATCTATTTTTGTTGTTAATTTAAGAAAATTTGAAGATAAAACTGATAAAAGTGATATTTTTGGTTTATCAGCTTCCAATAGTGAACAAGAAACCAAATCTGTTTCTTATACATCATTATTTAATAAAGATGGTTTATGGAAACCTGAATCTGAAAATATCATAAATAGTTTAACAAAGAAACATTATTTGAATTTTGGTAATATCGGTTCAAATAATATATCTGTATTTGTTACAGTAGCTAAAAAATCTGAGTATGAAACACTTACTCAAGAAGGCGAAAAAACATTATCTCAAACCAAACTTGAAATTGATGAATATCCAGCATTAGTTGCAGATGATTCATTAAAAGTAAAGGATACAATGGTTACTGTATGGGTTTTTGATAATCAATTTGATTTAGCAACAGTTACAACTAATAGATATTATGGTAATTTATTTAATTCGACTGGTTTAATATCTACAGATGATTTAGAAAGATTATCTAAAATTCCTGAATCAGGTTTCAATACAAAATTAACAGGTTCATTAATACCTAATTTGAAATCAGAATTTGGTGATGAAATATCTATCAATGATGTTGTTAATAACAAATATGGTAGTACTGGATTAATTTGTAGTATTAATACAGATTTATTAGAATTGGAATCATTAGAAGATAGACCTGTAATTAATCATAATTTACAAGATGTTTATCAAGATGATTTTTCATTGAAAACAACCGGTTTATATTTATCACATAGATTACAAGCAATTACTGCTCAAAATTTTGACGGAACACAAGATTTAAGTAGTGTTGTTAAATCTAATACAGGTTTGAAAATTAATGTTAAGTATTTGAAAGATGTAAATGAAATTACCGAAAATACACATAAAACATTAATTAAATTAACTGATTTTGGAGCATTTGAATTAGATTTTGGTGGTAATCAAATATATAAAAATGCTGAAAATAAAAATAAATTGATTTTACCTACTATATTTGGTTTAAAAGTTGGTTCAACAATATTAGTTAAAACAACTGATGGTAAATCTGTTTGGTTAACAGTTCAAAAGTTATTTGAACATGAAGATGTAACCAGACTTAATCCATCACACATAGACCAAAAATTTACTACTGAATTAGGTACATACGAATTTAATGGGTTAATTCCTGATTCAGTACAAAAAATAGTGTGGTATAAAGGTTTGAAAGAAACTAATTCTTTGGTTACTTTTACAAATCTAAAAGCTTATGTTAAACGAAATGAACAATTTACAGATGGTACAGCAACAAGACAAAACGAAATTCTTGATTTAATGCTTTCACCATCTATAAAGAAAGGATTTAAAAATTTAACAGGTGTTCGATATTTAGTTGATTGTTTCAAATCATTTATTGAAGTTGGTTATAAATATCAATTTGGTGAATTATGTTATTATCTAGATGAAGAAGCAAATAAGTTTGTTAGGGCAATCATAAACGAACCTTTCATAAAAGATATGGCTCGTTCTTCAAATCCAATATTTAAACAATCAGCAGATGATGTTTTTGATTTGAGTTATGTTGCAACTGGTGGTAACGAACAATTATCAACTAAATTTTTAACCAAATTTGAAAAAGGTGGTGAAATGTGTTATTTCTTCGGGTCTGTACTTGATACTGACGGTAAAACAGAAATTCCATCTTCAGTATATATTTCAAATAAATTCATTTCAAAAACTTATCCTTGGGATGTGATTGCTAATGAAAGTGGTTATTTACAAACTAACGGTATTCCTTTAAATCCAGATGATAATGAAAGAAGAGCTTTGGAGAAATTCCATAGTAATCCAATTATCAAAAATAAGAAAGGATTTACTGTATTTGGTAATGAAACAGGTCAATTGAAACGTACATCTTTAAGTCAAATCCATAATTCAGAATTACTCGCTTATATTAAAGAATCACTCTATAATATGGCGATAGATGAACACTTTAAGAAAGGTACATATAACGAGTATCTACAAACAGAAGTGAAAGTAAAAGATTTTATGGATAGTTTAGCTTTACAAAATGCAATTGAAGCAAATCCTGTTGTTCAATGTAACTTTGAAAACAATACCAAAGATATTGCTAAACAAAAAATTAAACTAATTTATATCGAATACACCAATATCAATGCACTTGATAAAATAGTATTTGATTTGAATATTAACTAAAATTCATAAAATCGTATGGAATACTTTTCTCAAAATTCATCCAATAGGAACACAATTATCAAAGAAATTTGTGATAGAATTGGTATCAAAAATGATGAAAACTTCCGACGATTATCATCTGAAGAAAATTTAAACATTCTTGAAAAACTGAAAACTCTTGAAAAATCAGAAGTAAAGAGTTTTCAGTTCAATAAAGATGATATAAATGAAATTTCATCTGGTAATATAAAATTTACCAATAATTTACTTAAGACTAATGAAAATAAGATTGATACTGTTCAATTTTTATCTGTTGTTGATAATGTTCTTAAACCATTGAAAGATGATTTATTACCAAAAACAGAAAATAAAATACAAGAATTGAAAGAATCTTTAACAGATTTAAAAACAATACTTGCTAAAAACGATAAAAGATGGGGAACATCATATCATCTTAAATCAGCTTATGTAAATATACTCCAATTCATAGATAAAAAATTATATGATATACAATATGAAACAGCTATAAATTCTGTAGATAACAGTTATCATACAATTATTTTAAATGAATATATTTCTGGTAATCCAATTAATCCAATCTATAAAGATTTCTCAAGTGTTAAATCTCTAATTACAGATGTACAAGGATTGATATTTGATTTCATGATAATTATCAATTATTATATGTCTCAAAATATGCATGAATTAGAATTTATATCTAGAGAAAAAGTTAATAGATATAATACCGCAGGTAATCTGTTATTGCAAAACATCTTATCTTCGTCATATAATTCGATATTATTTAATAAGTCAACTGAAGTACAAAAGTTTCTTAATGAAGGTAGTTCAAATGATTTATATATGAATTATACAAATGGAATGCTAGAATTTTTCAGTTCACAAATTTATAGTGATAGCTTGAAATATAATATAAACGGAATTCCAATTAAATCAATTGCTGCTATGATTCAATTTATTGCTTCATCAAGTTTTGCATTTAATTTTAAAATCCGTGCTATAATTAAAGAATATTGTAATGCTGGATATGATTGTATTCAAAAAATTGATAAAATCAAAAATAATCCAGATGTTTACAAATTATATCAAAGATAAATAAACTGAAATAAAATGGCAAAAACTTTATATCCGCATGTTACCAATTCAACAGCGGCAGTAAATAAATATGAACCAGTAGTTGCCAGTAATTTTAATGCACATTTTGTTTTGTTAGGAACATTAAATGATAAGTTAGGAGATTATGGTTTCTTATCAGAATATGTTAAAAACGTAAACAATTTGTTTATGGAAAAAGCTGGGAATGTTATTGAAGGTGGTTACAAAACAACTAAATTTAGGTATGATTCAAACGAAAAAGAAACATTCTATGAAATTGAAGTAGGTTTCTTCAATTTCTTGGATAATGATTCTCGAATGTTTGTATATAATGCTTTAGTTAAATGGTCACGAGAAAAATATAATCCATTAACTGGTGAAAAACATCTTAAAAATCATTATGCTAATGCAAATTTAGTGGTTGAAAAATTCAATCGAGATGGTACTGTTTTCTGGAGACGTATTGCACATAATGTGTTTCCAATGAATGATTTCGAAGACCAAGTAAGTTCTTATGAAACTCACGATATGACAGAATTAAACGTTACTTTCAATGCTGATTATGTATCTGATGTAACAAATGACCCTCGATTAGCAGGAAATCAATTTTAATTATTATACATTTATAAACTTTAAATCCGGTAGTAAATAATTTTTTACTCATTTTGGATATTTCATTAAATTAACATTAATACTTTATTGTTACTACCGGATTTTATAAAAAAAAATGACAACAGCAACTTATGACAACATAGATTTTATTGTTGATGATTTTGATTTCAATGATTTCTATAACTACATAGAAAAATCAGTAAAAAATAGTGATTATTTAAGTTGGGATAATCTTCATGATTATTTTAATTCTACATTATCTGGTTATATTTTACAAAAATATAATATTGATATTGAGGAATCGACTGAAATGGACAATTCATTTTGGCAAGTTGGTAATGATTTGGATATTTGGAATTACAATCATTATCATTATTTAGTATTATTGGTTTTAGAACATTCGAGACAATATAACGAACAATATTGGTATGGTTTATTAAATTTAATAATTGGCATATCAGAATATTATTAATTAAAAATTTTATTAATTATGGGAGATTATGATTACATCATAGATGAATTAGATGTTGATAATTTTTTGGAATATCTTAATTCAGCTATAATTGACGGTGATGATTTATATTACAATTCTGTTGAAGAATTTGCTCAAAATATTTTGTTTAATTATATACTTGATACATTTTCAGTTGATAGAAGATTTGAAAATGAAATTTGGAATATGATTGAAAACGAAGAAATATTTTATACCGAAGATTTAACAAGATATACATCATTATTGATAAATAACAGAAATGGTGGTTTTAATTAAAAATCATCAAAAATAATATCAGATAATTTGTATAATCAAAAAAAAAAAAAATGAAAGAACAAGAATTAATTGGAGTTTTAAATTCATTCAGTTTTGATGATTTTCTTAAATTTTTCGATAAAACTTTTACTAACAAATTTATTATTAATTTATTAGTTAATGAAATTGATATTAATGATATGATTAATGATATTTATGATAGATATTTTGTTGGAAAATATAATGTTGGATTATTTGATGATTCAGTTTTAGATGAAAATGGTGAAATAATTTATGATACAGTTATAGATTGGATTTTAGCTGAATATCATGATATTATGTATTCTAGTAATTTTACAAGATATGTATCATTAAGAATTGTTGATACAATTATGTCTGAACCTCATTTAACCAGTTTAAGAGCACATTTATTTGATTTTTTAACATCAGGTCAAATAAGAAATTATTAATTCATAAATACTATGGCATTTAAAAAACGAGATAATCAAAATATATTAAATAATACTGAAAACGATAATAGTAATATTATTCATGAATCAACTAAATTTTCAAATAATGAGGAAGTTAAGAATTATCGTGAAGATGCGATAAGAACAATTGAAATTTTAGAAAAGAAAGGTATTAATATATATGATGAAAATCGTTATGCTGGTATGTATTTAAAGAAAGAAATTACTGACTTTAATAGATTAGATAAGATTTTCGGAACGGAAGAAGTAGGAGATAGTTCCGAAAATCTGTCTAATCAAAATATTAATTTTGATAAAATATTTTCATAATAAAAATGGCAAAGGAAAAAGAACAAAAATTAGAAGCTTTACAACAACTTCAAGATAATAGCAATACTGAAGTTGTCAATAATGAAGAAATAAAAGAAAAACAAATAACAACAGATTTATACAAGAAAATTGATAAATCTGATTTACCATTTAATGGTATGTTATATCCTGAAAGTTGGCAAATTGCTCATAGAGTACCAACACCAGATGAAATTGCTGAATTTTCAACAGTAAATGAAGATGACCAAGCTGGTATTGTTAATGCTATATCTGAATTAGTAAGAAAATGTTACATAATTTATGATGTTGAAAATAAAAAACAAATATCTTCAGGTGAATTAAATGATGGTGAAAAGATGTTTTTCTTTTTAAGATTGAGAGAATCATATCTTGAAGATAATGCACCTATCAAATATTCAGTAATTAATCAAACATATAATGAAACAGTAGAAATATCATTTACTTCTGCATCATTAGAATATCCTGAATTAACAGAAAAATTACTTCAAAGTTTTGATGGTCGTAAATTTTCAATAAAAATGCCAAGAATTGAAACACCAATTCAATTTTATATCCCTACTGTAAATCTATCACAAAAGATTTTCAAATATATTTTAGCTACTTACAAAGAAATTGATAATGCTCAAAACGGTAAAAAATCTAAGAATTCAGGTGATAAAACATCAATTGATAAAAAATTCTTATTGATATTACCTTATTTATTTGAAACAGGAGAAGAAAATATACAATCTTTGAAACAAAAATATTTAGGAATTAAAAATAATCCTGAATTATACAAAGCATATATAACAATCGCTAATTCATTGAATTTAACAAATTACGAAAAAATAACGTATATATATAAAGAGTCTGAGGAGGAGGCTCTAATTAAATTTCCAATGGGTTGGAGAAAAATATTTGACGATACAGAAAGTTTGTCAGAACTTTTCGGAATATAATGAAAATCTTCAATTATTATCTACACAGATATTTCCTGATTTAATTGAAATATATCTTAAATCAATAGTTCCAGAAGATTTATTATATGACCAATTTATAATAATGTCCGCTCGGACTTCAAATAATTATAATATTATCAAAGATATGCCATTTAATAAATTTAATAAATTAAGTAAGGCATTAAATAGATATATAGAGGCGGAAAATAAACGAGAAAATGGTGAAAATCCAGATGTTCAAAAACAATCTGAAGAAATGATGAGTAATCAAAGAAATATGATGAATCAAATGAAATCTTCGTTTAAAGCTCCTAAAATGTCAAAATTAAAATAAAAATGGAACAACAAGAAATATCTTTATCTAATATAGTAAAAAAACGTCGAAAAACATCAACTTCTAATATAGATTTTGATAATTTACAGAGTTTGGATTTAGGTGATATTCAACAAGTATCACCTAAATCTGAACAAATTTTTATTCCAGAACCTATTCAATTAGATGTAGAAAATTCAATAATTGAAAAAGTTCAAGTAAATAATGAGAAAAAGAAAGTTAAATCAATGTTTGGTTTAGATTTTCTTGCTTCCGCTTTTAAATCTTCAGATATTGAAGAAAAAGAAGAAATTAACGAAACTGTAAAAGAAGAAGTTGAAACAGATATTCCTGAAGAAGTAGATATTACCAAAACAGCTGAAGTACTTGTTGATAAAGTATTACCTGAAATTCCAGATGGTGATAATATCAAAAGTATAGAAGATGTTGAAATTACTGTTGGTAAGGATAAATCAGGATATACAAAAGCAAAAGTTACTGTAAAAGGTTCAGTAAGATTAAGTAAATTAGCTACTGATATTAAAGATTTATCAGGTGGTGATGTAATTCACAGAGCAATGGATTTACGAAATATAGCCAACACTAATAAAAATGCTTTAAAAAATAGTGAATTCAAACTTTACAGTAAATCATATAACTTCAAATCAAAAACTTCCACTAAAAAATATAATCGTATTTGTTTATCTTTGATTGATGATGACCCAAATAATGTTATATTATTTTTTCAATCAGGTGCAGATAAAGCTGTTTATAAATTAAAATTTGATGATAAATTAATTATTGAAATAATCGGTAATTATTATAAACAAGGATTTACAGCTACTAAATTTAAAATAGATAATTTGGAAAATCCTGTTCCCTATGTTCAATTAGCTGAAAAAATTGCCAGAACTGGATTATATAAAATTAAATTACTTCCTGATGGTATCGCTATAATTGGTAAGGGAAATAAATATTATTGGTTAATGGTTGGTATTAAATATTTACCTGAAACTGATTCTTACAAAGTATTTGCGAAATCACTAATTGAAAGAGATTGGAAAGGTGTATCGTTAATAGAAGGTACAGTAGAATTAAAACGATTAATGTCTGATAACTTTTTAGTTATGTTAGATAATTGGTTTAATTATTTTGATTGGAATAAACATTATGATACTGAAGCTTATAAAGATGATAACAAATATTTTTTGATGTATAAAAAAATCAAATATACTAATCTTAAAAAAGCTTTTGATAGAATATTAGGTATAAAAGATGAACGAGATTTATCAGATGAACAATTAGATATTTTAGGAACAATATCAAGAGAGGAGATTGATGATAGAATTAGTGGTGAATATAATGCAGAAGCTATTGTTGGAACTTCTGAAACTTCCGAAAAATGGTTATTAATGTATTCTGCTGTACAAGTAATTGGTGGTGATAAACGTTCTGGAAGACAATTTATAACAACACAACAATATTATCAAAAACAAGGTGTTTCAGATAAATCACAATATCAAAATAGGAAACGTACAGTTTTAGCTCGTCAAGGTAAAGAACGAAATTATAATTCCAGACCATATATGTTTACTTTACATTTATATAAACAAAATGGTAAAAAAGAACAATATTCTAGTAAAGATTTCGAAGATTTAGTTAATTATTTAGTATAATATATAATATGGAAATAATTAGACATTCAGGAGCTGGAATTGATAAACTTGTAAGGTCTGTAGATTCCAGATTATCATCAATAAAATCTAGAGGTGTAAGTTATTCGTTAAATGTTTTAAACGATAATTGTTTGGTAATTACAATAACAATATCTGGTAAAAAAGGTATAGTAACACAAAATTTGGTAGTTGAAATGAATGAAGTAATTTCTGAAATAGATTATCAATGGAGAATTCAAACTACAAATATTACTGTATTAACAGATACTTTAACAGATTTACAATCATTTGTTAAAAAAGTTGTAACCAAAAATAAAACACTCGTAAATAAGCTATCATAGATGCAAACTAATACAGAAGCTTTAAATCCTTTATTTTCCATACAAGCTATGGTTCAAGAAATTAATACTGTTCAGAAAACGAAAACAGTACCAGCTCTTGAATCCATAGCTAAAAATATTGGTGCATCTGTAAAAAATGGAGTTCAAAATGTAAGTAGAAAATTTTTCGATATATCTAAAGCATTTGCTAATAATTATTTAAAACTCGATAAATCTAGAACAAAAATTCACATAGAATTTTTGAAAGAAATAAAATCAATCGAAGATGTTAAGAAATTAAATTTAACTTTATGGAATATTCTTCAATTAGTGAGAATGAAACCAGAACAATTTCAAAAGACATCTGATTTTTTAAGTGGATTGATAGGAATTTTAAATAAATTGGCAAATAAATCATTTAAGGTAGCTTTAGGAATTACTGCATTAGCTGGTGCATTTGCTTTATTTGGTTTCGTAAATTTAATTGCAATTACCAAAGCTGTAATCGCTCTTAAATTGATTTCAATGGCTGTTGGTTCATTTATAATGACAATAGTTAAAGCTGTAAAAGGTGTTGGAATTATCAAAACTTTCTTTATATTACATAATTTACCTGATATATTATCAGATATGGGATTTGCTGTTTTAGCAATTTCTGTAGCATTATTTTTTGCAAATAAAGTTGATTGGAGTGCTGTCGCTAAATTAACATTATCTATCATTTCTTTAGGTCTTGCGGTTAGAGTAATATCTGAAAAAGGTAAGTTTTCAACAGCATTTTTGATTATATCATTATCTGTTGCATTATTATCAATGGCAGGTTCATTACAGAAATTTGGTGATATTGCTTGGAGTACTATTGGTAAATTTCCTTTATTTGTTGCATCATTAGGTATATCTTTTATGTTTTGGAATAGTGTTAGACTTGGTTTATTAACAATATTAGGTTTTTCTTTATTGTTGATAGCTCTTTCATTATTCGAATTAAAATCTGTTAGTTGGTCTTCAGCTTTAATTTTACCACCATTTATTGCAGCTTTAGGTTTAGCTTTCAAAGTATTTCAAAAAGGTATAACACCATTACAAATGATTACTTTCAGTGTTGCATTTATGTTGTTTACTTTCAGTTTTGATATGTTAACAGAAGTTGATGTACAGGCTGTTTGGGTAGTTGTTGGTGCTATATTAGCTATTGGTGCTGCTTTGAAATTTTTATTGAAAGGTGGAGTTTCATCTAGTTTTGGTGTAAATGTTGAAGGTAATTATATTTCGGTACTTGCAAAATCTATTGTTGCTTTAGCAATAGGTATAGGTATATTGGTTTATGTATTTTCAACAGCTTCTTGGCAATCTATTGTTGCAGGATTTACAGTATTAACAGGTTTATTGTTAACTTTAGGATTTGTACTTAAAAAATTAGATGGAACAAATGGTTCATTTTCTTTTAACAAAAATATAAATCGAAATTTACAAGGAAGAAAAAAACAAACACCACCTATTTTACGTTTTGCTCTTGGATTAGCTATTTTACTACTTACAATTGATGCTTTCAATGAATTAAGTTGGAATGGAGCATTACAAGTAATAATGTTTATTGTTGCATTATCGACAGTATTTATTATTCTTGATAAATTAAGTAAAGGTGGAAAACCGAGAGCTCCACAAGGATTATTTGGTTTTTCAATTGGATTAGCTATTTTACTACTTACAATTGATGCTTTTAACGAAATTAATTGGGTACCAGCATTTAGATTATTAATTTTCGTTGGATTATTAGGTTTAACTTTGAGATTATTTCCAAAACAAGTAGGTTCTGGATTATTTACATTCTCATTAAGTTTATTAATGATTCAAGGATTATTGTGGTTAATATCTAAAACAAATTATAACGAAACTAATTTACAACTATATTTTACTAGTTTAGTTGGTTTAATTGCAATTGGAGCTATTATTGGTAAAACATTATTTGGAGCTATTATGAAAGGTTCGATAGCTTTATTTGCTATGTCTGTACCGTTATTGATACTTTCGTATGCTTTAGTGAAAGTTGGTAGAAGTTTCGATAAAAATGCTTTCTTTAATGTTTTGATGTTTTCTACAAGTATTGTTATTCTTGGAGGAATATTTGCATTAGCAAGTTTATTATTGGTACCGATAATATTAGGTTCAGCAGCAATTTTAGCATTATCAGTCGCAACAATAATAGCAGCAGAATCATTGGTATTAATGAATAAAATAGATATTTCGACAACAAATATATCTAAATTTATTGAAGGTATCAAAATATTATCTATTGGATTAGTTGAAATATTTGGATATGCTTTATTTGCAATAGTGCCTGCATTAGCTTTGATTCCAGTATCAGTTGCTATGTTAACAACCGCCGGATTATTCGCATTAATATCAAATATTCAAATTTCTAATGTTCAAATAACAAATTTTACTGAATCAATAAAAATATTATTGGGTGGATTAAATGATTTAGATTATATTGAACTTTCAAATGCTATAATTAAATCTGTTATGTTAATTCCAGTATCAGTAAGTATGTTATTATCAGCTGGAACCATAGCTTTAATTAGTAAAATAACGATAAATGTACCTAATATATATAAATTCGGTCAATCACTCAAACAAATTGTTGATAGAATTAATGATTTAAGTTATTGGGATTTAGCTAAAACCGCAACTAAATCGATACTTTTATTACCAATTTCAACTACAGCATTACTTTCAGCACTAGCATTAAAGGGAATATCTGAATTAACAGTAAAACCTGAACAAATGGAATATTTTGGCGAATCAATGAAGATAATGATTCGTAAGATAGCTGAAACTTTTGAAGAAAACAAAAAGATATTATCAAGTGATGGTTTCATAGGTGGTTTGAAAACAATAACTACTTTAGTTTCTACAATAGGTGCAGTACCAAAAATATTTACAGATATTGCTAATATGCAATTTAACGAATATGAGGTAAAAAATGGTAAATTAGTACTTACAAAAACAAGTAAGTTTACACCTGAAATAATGAAAACTGTTGGTCAAAACTTATATTTGATGTTATCTGCTTTATCTGAAACAGTTTCAGAAGTAGCAAGAAAATTAACAACCAATAGTCAAACAAATGTTGTAGCCAACTTATTATTGAAGAGTATTAACGATAGTATATCACCAGTAGTTGCCACTTTTAAAACAATAAGTGAAATTGGATATTTAAGTAATCCAGATGAAACAAGGAAAACAGTTGATTCATTAAAATTATTTACTGATGAATATATAAATATTTTTGGTAGATTTGGTTCCAAAGAAGCTAAAGATAATTCTTATGTAGCGACTGCAACTGCTTGGAATATGGGTCAGTTTTTTTATAATATTAAGAAATTCTGGGATTTAAAAGCTATTCAATTACCAACAGATTATTTAATGAAATTTGTTGATAATTTAGCTGATTCTCAAAAATGGCAAAAAATATCAAAAAACCTTAAAGAATTGAGAGATAGTTTTTGGAGTATGTCAAAAGCTATTAACAATATAAATTTAGACAAGGCAACACAACTAAATAATTTGATGTATAAGTTAACAGATAGAAATAATGCTTATACATTACAACAAATTCTTGAAGAATTAAAAGAACTTATTGGTTTAGTTTATAAAAAACAATCAATTTCTAATGGTGATGGAAATTCAAATAATTTCTCAAATTTACAACCAATAAATAATACAACTAATAATAGTACTATTATAAATCCTAAATCATCTGAAAAAACAAATGATAAACGTACTGCAGAAAGTTTATTACAAAGTATTTTAGATTATTTAGAGGGTATGAATATACCTGTGATACCTAATGTTCAAAAAGTATTTGTTACAAACAATCAATCAAATGCTGGATATTAGATACCCGTAAATTTTTATTAATATTTAAAATTAAATTTAAAAAATGGCAAAATTATCAAATGCTAAAAGTCAATTTGCTCTTGATGTAGCTGAGCAACTTGCAGTTGTGGGAAAGAGTGTTCTTGTCACTCATAAACTAAAACCACAGATTATTAAACAAATCGTTACTCGTCCGGACTTGTGTGCTTCTTTAGGTGTTTTAGCTTCAAATGCAAAACAATACACTAAAGGTGCAAAAGCTTTAAAAGCATCAAAAGATTTTCGTATTCTTGGTTATGTTGGTTATCAAAATTTCGTAAAGAAAGCAACTTTAGATGTTTCAAAATTCCAAGCTAAAGTTGCAGGTGATTTCAATTTAGCAAATAACTCATTAGTTGTTGTTTTCCAAAAAGACGAAGCAACAGGAGATTTTGAAGGTGACGTTCAAGATTTAAAATCAGTAGCTATTCCATGGGAAAAAGCTATCCTTCCTGAAACAAAAATCCCAAATGCTATTTATTTAGTTATATTATTTGGTCAAGGTTGGATTCGTCCAAAATCTGAAAAATTTGCTTCTGTTAAATTGAGAGTGAATTTACGAAAAGAAAATAAACGTACACCAGCAAAAATTAAAGCAGAATTAAAACGTAAAGCTAACAAGAAACTTAAACGTATCAATTCTCAATTGAGTGGATTAAAAGCTGCATCTCGACAAACAGCACAACGTTTGCAAGCTTTTGATAAATACGGTGAAGTTTCTCGTCAGGAATTCTTAAATTCTCGTGCACTTGCAAGACAATTTGGTCAACGTTTACAAAATCCAAAACAAGATGTTACTCAACAAGATTTAAAACGTTACAAATCAATAGTTAGAAAAAATTCTAAAATAGCTGATGGTTATAAATTAGCATCAGGTGTATCTAATCCACAAGCTCTTCGTCAACGTGCATCATCTTTAGAAGCTCGTATAGCTAAATTACTTGGTCGTCGTCAAGCAATCAACACTAAGTTAAATGCTGATTTAGCTGCTGTTGGTGGACAACAACTTCAAATAGTTGATGCTCCTCAACAAATTTTAGTACCTCAAATGCCTGTTCAACAAGTTGCAAACCCTAGAGTTCAAAAACTTATGAAACGTGCACAAATTTTGAATCAACGTATAGCTAATGCTCAAAATTCAAAAGTAAGAGGTAATGCTAATTTCGAACTTCGTAAGATTAATAAACAACTACAAGCTTTAGGTGTTCCATCTCAAGTTGTTAACAGTCAAGTTGTTGCTCCTCAATTACAAGTAGCTCCTCAACTTACTGCTGAAGCAAAACGTTTACAAGCTAAAATCGCTAAAATTTTAGGTCGTAATCAAGTTTTGAAACAACGAGTACTTTCTGACGATACTAAAGCTCGTGGAAATGCTGCTTTCCAATTAAGGAAAAATGCTGGTAAACTTCGTCAATTAGGTTATCAAGTTGCTCCACAAGCAATTCAAGGTACAGGATTTAATACTCTTGGACAAAGAATTCGTCAAATTTTAGGTTCTAACCAAACAGCTCCTGCTGCTCAAGTTGCACCTGCTCAAGTAATTCAACAAGTAGTACCTGTACAACAAATTGCACCGGTTAAAAAGACTCGCGGTCGTAAACCAAAATTACAAAATGTTGCACTTGATGTAAATTCTCGAGTTGATGATTTATTGGCTATGGTTTAATAAATGGAAGTGTTTCTTTTTACCATATAGTTCTTAATTAATTTTTATTATGTGAGATGAGATTGGTCTGAAAGAATTAAATCACTTTCAGACCTTTCTTTATTAAAATTACCTACAATATGATAAAACTTTCAAACATATACAATAATATATCTGAATTTATTGAAAGAGTTAAATCAGCTGATATTTGGAATGATGATAAACAATTTATTCTTGATATATTAAATACACCATATAAGTTATCAAATATTAAACTATGGAAAGATTTATATAACTTATTATTAAATGATTTTACCAAAAATTTATTAGATAATAAATTTAATTTTGGAGATTATGTTAGTTTATTTGATTATTCTGAAGATGAATTAAATTTTATTTTTGAATATATAAATAAATCTGAAGAAAATCGATTAAATTTTATCAAATTATCTATATCTAAAATTTTGAAATCTGATGAATTTCAAGAATTTATTAAATCTTTGAGTAAATATGATACATCAAAATTATTTAATTTGGAAGTTACAGAAGAAGAAGCTTTCAAGAAAAAATATACAAAATATATTGTAAATGGCTATGAAATAGGTGAGTTTATTTCAGGTCATGATTATTATACACCAAAATCAAATTCAAGAAGTGATTTCATGGATTTTAAAAAGGCAACAGATTTGTCTTTTAGTCAATCAGACATAATAAAATTAATGAATAATATTTTTGGTTTAGATGATGAAAATTGGAATAAAATTTATTCTGTAAAAGATGTAGATAAAATTTTCAAAGATGATTTTCATATGACAAGATATAGATATACCGGTCCTAAAAAACCATCAAAACAATCAATAATTGATAAATTATATGAATTGTATGGTATTATTCAGAAAAAATTGAATAATTAATAATATGATAAAACTTTCAAACATATTTGATAATATTGATGAATTCTCTAAAAGAATTAAATCATCTAATTTATTTGAAGAAAATAAACAATTTATTCTTGATATATTAAATACATCATATAAAATTTCAAATATTAAATATTGGAAAGATTTATATAAATATATTCTTGAAAGATTTTGTAAAGAATTATTGATAGATTCAAATAATAAATATTTAATAAATATTTTTGATTATTCTGAAGATGAATTAAATCTGATTAAAAATTATATTTCAGAATCTAAAGAAAACAAAAATAATTTCATTAAATTATCAATTAATAAAATATTTAAAGATAATGATTTCAAAAATTTATTAAATTCTTTTGATAAATATAATATTGAAAAATTATTTAATTTAGAAATTGAAGAATATAAAACATCTCAGAAAACTTTTTATACATATATTGTTAACAAACATAAAATAGCTGAATATAAAGTTGGAATGGATTATTATTCAACCAAAAATAGTAATATTCGTTCTCTTTATAAAAGAGCTACTGATTTACAATATGATAAAACAGGTATTAAATATGTGATGAATTCATTATTTAATTTGAATGATGATAATTATCAAGATTTTTATAATTTTAATACTATCGAAAGAATATTTAAGAATGATTTTCATGATGTTAATTGGAGATATACAGGTCCGAAAAGACCAACAAATCAATCAATATTAGAGAAATTACAAGAATTATATGTACATCGAAAATGAATATACCAAATAAATTACCATTAGTTAATCAGTTGGAACGAAAGTATTCTGGACCTGCTGTTTCAGAAACTTTAGTTGATACAACAAATGATTTATTATCTTTAACTTATAATTATGAACATAAATTAGTTTGGGTTAAAGATGATGAATCATTTTATTTTTTAAATTCAGGTGATGGTACAAATATAAATAATTGGTTGAAATTTCAATCCAGTTTAAAATTAGACCAATGGAATGTATCAAAAACATATAAAACAGGATATTTAGTATATTTTAATGGTATTTTATATCAAGCGAAACAAAATATTTCTGCTGGTATGAAACCAAATGAACATACAGATATATGGCAAATTATAACCGGACAACAAAATTTCGGTATGCAAATATTTGATAATGTAGATACCGTTAATATTACAATTGATGATAGAATACCAATAACAAATAACTTACCGGAATTTACAGTATATGTTGGTAAATTATTCAAAATAGGTGGTAATTATGAAATGAATGGTGATGGTACTGTTAAATTAGGTGATTTTGAAATAATTCAACCTGATATTGAACGAATATCAAATACACAATATACTATTAAATTTTACGAAAATGGTAATTTGAAAAAATTATCCGGTTATGTAATATTCGAGTAATTCAAAAAAATAAATGGGAAATATTGGAACTAAAATATATAGGAAATTAACTGATTTTGTTGGTAATTACATAATTAATGTAAAAACCAATACACCTGTTAATCCAGATGATGTATCAAATAAAAAATATGTAGATAAACAAATTACTTATGATACAATATTATCAAATAACGATTCAACAAAATTCGGTTGGATGAGAAATCTACATAATAAATCTATTAAGGAAGTACTCGATATGTTATTGTATCCTTCCAGAACAGAAAATTATGTTAACCCAACATTACTTGATTGTAGAATTAAATTATTAGATAACATATCTGGTGATAACGAAGCAATCATAAATTCAGGTAATAATGTTAAATTACAATTTATATTTGAATTATCACCAACTCAAAGACAATCAAATGTATTTCCAAAAATAGTTTTCACTAAAAATAATGGACAACAAACAGAATTCCAATTATCAAATATTGAATATAATACAGATACATTAATTGGTAATAAAACAATCGAAATTGATATGTTATCAATAAAAACCGTACAATTAATTCAACAATATGAAGCATTGTCAGGTAATGTACCTAATGGATTTGATATACCATATTTATTAGATGTACCATTATTACCTATTATTAAATCAAAATTTTATATATTTGAACCAATTTATCGATTACCAATTCCAGATACAGAATTAACTAATCTAAATAATCTTACTGATGCTGAGAAATATCAGAAACTTGAACAATATATTATACCAAAACTTAATCAATTTGAAAGAGGAAATGTTATCACATTAAATCAAAATTCATTAAATAAATTTGGTTTTATATTTGTATCTGATAATGTAATTAACTGTAATTTGGAAACATTAATTAAATCAAAAATTACAAATCACTTATTATCAAGAAATACATATTCATACTATGATTTCAAAATAAAAGCATTTAGAACGGTAAATCAATTAGCACCTCACATGGGTAATGTACCAAATCTTTTATATACTGATGTTACAAGAATAACATCATTTGTATTTGTATATTGGGAATTTGGAAATGTTAAGGAATCATCTGAAGTTCATTTAACATACGATAAAATATTTTACGAAAAAATCTAATATTAATATAAAAATGGCAGTATTTCAAGGATTAAACAATAGTATCACGAAAGATATAGACTATCAATTTAAGAATATTCGTAATCTTCCTATAGATAGTAGATATTTACGATATTTTACAAATATTAATGATATACCTGATAAGAATTATGATTACGAAGGTATGATAATATTTAACGAATATGATAAATTATGGTATACTGTTGAAAATGATGGTACAAATTTGATATATGTAAAATTACGGAATAAATTAAATAACGAATTTTATCATATATTTGATTATAATAATGAAGAATATGATAGAATTCAAACTGATATTGATTCGTTACCAGTTAAACCATTATTTTTACTTATATTACCGTTAAATTTATTTTATTATTTTGATGGTACTAAATATATTTGTTTATCATCAATAAATATACCTGTATCATATAAAGATATTGAAGGTATTAAAAGGATACCTGAAGCCTTCAGACCACATTTTATCATAAAAATAAAGAAAATACCTGATAATATAGCTAAATATTGGAATTATAAAACCAATCAGGAAGAAAATCTAATTTATGTAAGTCCAAATTTATTTACTGAATTAGATAACTTAAATATAATTGATGGTAGAATATATACTGATGATAATTATTATTATTTAGGTGTAGTTGATACTACAGGAAATAAGTTAATTAAATTAAATTACTTAAATAATGATGAATTTAGTACTGAAATAACATTGAATTCTAATGGTTCAGAAGTCGAACACAATTTAAATTCAGATTATTTAAGAGTATTTTTACGATATAATTTATTTAATAAAATTTATAATCAAGAATTAACAGATGAAGATTTCAAAGTACTTTCGAAAAACAAAATCTTCATAAAACATCTATATAAAGATAATATACAAAATTGTAAAGTAACTATTAAATTAAAATAATATGGAAACAAAAGAAAAAGAAACTGAAAAAATTGTAAATCTTTCAGAAGATATGTACAAGAGAGAATCAGATAATGGTTCATTCGAAAAATTAATGAATGAACAAAATGCAAACAAACGTAAAATGGAAAAACAATAAAATTTATGATAATAGATTTCAGACAAAATAAGGAATACATGGAGATTTCTTATGTTGATGAACAAAATAATATTGAAATAATTAAAGCAGAATTACCTTATGGATATTATAAATATGTAGAATGTGATGATGCTGATAATCAAAAAATAGAAAATTTAAAATCATTCAAAGGTAGTTCAATTAAACGAGAATATGCTAAATATTTCGAAAATTTAAATATCAATGAATATTTTAATGTAGATTTAAAACAGAATCAACCTGAATTATATAATTTAGTTGTTGATTCGATTCATATTCCAAAATGTTATTCATTAGATATTGAAACTGAAATTAATGATGAATTTGGTTATTCTACACCTGAAGAAGCTGAAAACAAAATACTTTCGATTTCAATAACTGATGATAATTGTAATACATTATTGTTTATTCTGAAGAATCCTAATTATAGAGATTTTACAGATGAAGATAAATTAGCTATTGGAAATTTAGTTAATACATCATTATCTGAACAATATAACCAAGAGTTTAAATTCGATATAAGAGTATTCGAAACTGAAACAGAAATGTTGAATGTATTTCTTGAATGTATCAATAAATATTTTCATTGTTTAATAGGTTGGAATGTTGTTGGATATGACTGGATATATATCAAAAACAGGTGTAAGAAATTAGGTATTGATATACGAAAAGCATCACCTGTTTCAATGAAAGTAAATCGTTCATTTAAAAATAAACGAAAAGAAACATTTTCAGTTGAAATGCCAGTACATAGATTGATACTTGATTATATGATGATGTTTCAAACTTCATTAGTCTATAGTAATCTTGAATCATATTCGTTAAATAATATATCAGAATTAATTTTAGGACTCAATAAAGTACAATATGAAGGTAATCTTCGTAAACTATATGATGATGAATATCTAAAATTTGTTGCTTATGCTATTGTTGATACGATTTTGGTTATGTTGATTCATAAAAAGACAAATCTAATGGATATAGATTTTTATGAAGCATATATGAATCGAATTCCATTTAGTAAAGTTGGACAAAATAATATATCAGATTCATTGGTTTATAATGAATTACGAAAAGATAATGTATTTTTATTGGAATCTGAATTTTCAAATGTTGAATCACAAACATTTCCCGGTGGTTATGTGAAACCTCCAACCAAAAAGAAAGCAAAAGCAACGATGGGTCTGGATTTTTCATCACTATATCCAAATTCAATCATAACTAATGGATTATCACCTGAAAAATTTATTGATAAAGTTGAAATGGACCCTAATAATATAGGTAAAGTTTCTGAAAAAGATTTACATAAATGGTTGAAATATAAAAATTTAGGTTTTACTTTAACTCCTGTTGGTAATATATATGATACAAGAGAAGAAGGATTGTATGTAAAGATTGAAAAAGGACTTATCGGAAAACGAAAAGTATTTAAAAATTATGCTTCTAATATTTATTTGGAAATATTAACCAAAATAGAAGAAGCATTAATCAAAAAAGAACAAAATAATAATTAAAATAATTAAGAAAAATGGCAAACACATCAAATTCTTGTAAAGATTTAACAATCGATACAACTCTATTTCAAAAATTAATTGAAGGTAAAAATGTTAACGAAATAAATTTTACCAGTATTTTTATTAATCAACAAAATTGGGCACAACTAAATATTTATCATTTAGATTTTGCTCAATTATCTCTTGAAGAACGAAATCGTTATTTAACAATTAATTTTCATTCTTTAAATGATGAATTCAATGAATTTATTGATGCTTTAGGTGGTATTAATGATGGTGATGGTAGTGCAGTATGGAAATATTGGAAATCTAAAAATATTGAATATAAAGATAAATATTTGAAAGATTTATCTGAAGAAGATTTATTGGAACTTAAATTTGAATTAATTGATATTTTCAAATTTATGTTATTGATTCCAATTATCTTACAATTGAATAATAAACCATTATTTAACGATATAAATAGGAATTTATCAGTATTTAATTCAATTCAAAAACCTAATTTATCATTATATGATATTGCTTTAAATACGATTCATTTGAAATTTGAAGTATTAAAACATTATGATTTAATCGGTAAAATATCTCAAGAAGAATTAAATATTGAAAAATTCGAAAAAATAATAACCATAATTGATACAATGTTTTCATATTTTACAACATTATGTATGTTTGTGAATGTTTCTTTGGAAGAACTTTACAACTTATTTATGAGTAAAGAAAACGAAAATAATAATAGACAACAAAATAACTATTAAAAATGACTGAAGATAAAGACATATTTGATGAAGAAGATTACATTGATGATTATGATGAATCAAGTAATTTAGAAGAAGAAAATTAATTTAAAATTTTATTGAAAAATGGCAAAACAAGTAAAAAAAGAAAGTATTGAAGAAGTTGTAAATAATGAAATTACTGAAGTAGTTGATAAAGTTACAACTCCTACTGAAACAGAAAAAACTGAAGATGGTGACAAAGAAAATGGACTCGATGAAAATCTTAAATCAGAACCAACAGAACAACCAGAACCTGTTACAGATAGCGGAAATGTTGAAGAAGGAAAATCAGAAGAATCAGTTGGAGAACAGAATTCAGGAATTGAACAATCAAATCCAGAACCTGAACAATCAACAGAATCTAAGTCAGAACCAGAAACTAAACCTGAACCTGTTGAAGAGAGAACTGAACTTTCTACAAATGAAGGAGGTTTAATTGCTGAAATATTTGATTTATTAGCTAAATGTAATTGGTTTAATCATTTAAATATAGGTCAATATTTGAACGAAAAACATGAAACAACCAAAGAAAATTTAGAATTATTTTTCAACGAATATAAAACAGGAAATTATTTAGCATCACAAGAAGATTATGATGTATTCCGTAAATTAAACGAATATTTTAATAATTAAAAATAATTAGAACTATATGGTAATCAATAATTTTAATTTATCAACCTTAAAACGTTTATTAAAACAATCATTAATTGTTAATGAACAAATTATGATGGAATTTGATGATACTATGATTAAATCGGTATCATTTTCACCTACAAAATCACTAATTAAAATATGGCAAACTTCAATTGAATCATTTGTTTCTGTAAATAATGAAAATAAGGAATTATTGGAAGATAATGAAGTAGTCGATAAATCAAGTTATATTTTTAATTTAGATGGAAGATTCAATCTTTATATTTTAAAAGGTTCATTATTCTTGAAATATTTAGATGTATTTTCAATGCGAACTCCTTGTAAATTGACAATTGATGTTGATGTAAATACTCATCAAGCAACACAATTAGTTATTGAAGGTTTATCTGAAAGTGGTTCGAAAATTAAAACCAAATTTATATTAACAACAGAAACTATGATTGTTGATAAAGTAGAAGATTATGGTTTTATTTTGAAACAATGTTCTCCTGAAGAATCTTTTTCTAAATTTAGTATTGGTGAAAAACAATTAATTGAAGTAAAAAATCTTATCAAAAAATTACATAAATCAATAGTTAACAATTCATCTTATGTAACATTTAAATTTGATGAAAATGGTATATTGACTGTTTCAGATAAGGCATTTAATATTGAAGTAAATTATGAAACTTCAGATGATACCAAATTAAAAGATTTCGAATTTAATTTGTTAAAAAATGATTTAGTGATGCTTGGTGAACATTCATTTGTTGTGTATACAAGTAAAGATTCAAGTAAAGTTATTTTTGGTACAAATTATGGTGAATCTATAGTTTGGTGTATGTCAGTAAAAGTCTCTGAAGATATTACTACTGACGAAATAAGTGATATTAACGATATAGCTGATAGTTTAGATTTAGAGGAATATGGATTCTAATAAACAACAATTAAATAATGATAATCCATTCTCTCATAAATATTATGAACTTAAATTGAAAGTTGATTCTCTCGATTTAAGTTCATTATCAATTTCTGAATTAAAACGATTAAAAGTTGAAGCAGAATTAAATCAAATTATTTATCGTAACTTTGAATTAGTGGTGAAACGAGATGCTAACTCACTTTATGGTAGTTCCGGTAATAAATTCTTTTCATTATGTAATTATGATGTTGCAACTGATATTACAACTTCTGGTAAACATTTTGGTTTAATTGTAGATAGAGCTATTAATTTGTTTTTTAAGAATTGGGGAGAAAAGGAATGGCAAATAATTAAAGATAATTTTTATAATGATTTAGATTTTACCAAGTGTCGTCAGTTCACAGAATATGTTCCTGATACAGAGAATGATTTATGTGTTTATGGTGATACTGACTCTCGATATATTGATTTATATATGATATATCAATTAATTGGTAAAAATCTACCACCAAATACATATGAAGGTAATAAAGAATTATCTAATTTTAGTGTATTCATTGATGAAACTTTTTTACGAAAAATAATTGCAGATACAATAAATTTAGATATTGAATATAGAAATGCTACCAAAGGTCATATGAAAATGGCTCATGAAGTAACAACTCGTAATGCTGTATTTCAAGCGAAGAAAAAATATATTATGTCTGTTATTTGGAAAGATGGTAAACTTTTGAAAGAACCAAAGATGAAATATACTGGTGTTGAAATAAAAAAAGGTGAATCATCAAAAAGAATAAAGAAAATTATCGAGATATTGATTAAGAAATATTTGGTTGAAGATGTTTCGAAAGATAAATTACAAGAGGAAATATTCAATTTATTCAAATATATCAAAGCAAGACGAGAAAAATCATTAATATATCGTATATCAACTGTTTCGAATCTAGATTTAATAAAATTTGACGAAAAACAAGATAAATATATATGTGATAAAAATTATTTACAGATGCAAATGGCTTTATTTTGGTATAATTTTGTACATAAAAATAAAGATTTGATGTTGAAATTACCTTTCGAAGGTCAGAAAATGAATTTTTATTATGATATAAATGGTGATATTGTTGCAGTACCTGATGATGTTGATATAGATAAAATACCAAGATTACCAGAACCTGATTGGAATGTAATGATAAAAGATATATTGGTTAAACCAATTCTTAAATATATACTCGATAAAAATAGTAAAATAATAGATAATAATGATATTAATGGATTTTTAATAAAACATTAAAAAATGGCAAAGAAAATTACTTATGATGAAATTATTGCATTTGTTAAGGAAGAAGTTATTCGTTTGTTAGCAATGAATATTGATTATGTCAGTAAACGTATGGTAACAAAATTAATGGATAATCTTAACGAATCAACTACTCCAATGATGGAGATTGTTAAATTTCGAACTAATGCTGAACAAATAAAAGATAATACAACTTTACAGGATTTAATTAAGTTTATTCGTAAATATACTAAATCTGGTAATCTCAATTATTTAATAAATATGGCAAAAGATGAACATATTGAAAAATTGAGACAAATGAATATACCGAATCCTGAACAAACATTAGGTCAAATAAAGGAATATTTGAATTCAATAGATGATAATGAAATCTTGAAATATTTAAAAAACGGTATGTATGATAGTATCGAATCTGATATTATTACAAATTTGAAAGAAATATATTTGGAAGATTTCAAAGATTCAAAAAATAAGATTACAAAAGACCAGAACGAACTTATGATGGATAATTTAAATGAATCTGTATCGATATATTCACCAATAGGTTTAAAATATGAAGATTTAAAAAATGATAAAACATATCTTTTGGTTGAATCAGAATGTTTAGAATATGATAATCTTAACGAATCATATCAAAATTTAACAATAGACAAATTAAAAAATGTTGGTGTTCCTCAATCATATATAACATTAATGGGAGCAATTAATCAATTACCTTATGATGTTGATACAGATTCATTTACACCTGCAATGATATGGGATTTTAATACTGTTATTGATAATCTTGGTAATATAAAAATATCATCTGGTGATACATTAAAAACAAAAGATAATCAAACATTTATTATATCACCTAAAGAATTAAGACAATTGTTTACTGAAAGTCTTTTGAGATATAAAGAACAAGGAAACCCTAATTATCAAAATTATCTAAAAGATGCCGATAATGTATGTTTATTATGTGAAAATTATAATAAACTTGTTAAATTCGATACATTAAAAGCTATTAGAAATTTAAATGAATCATCTTATTGTTTAATTAAACAAGATTTATCAGAACCAACAATTATTGCATTAAATTCAAGAATGAATAAATTTGGTAATCAAGAATTTAATACATTCAGAGAATTAAATGAATCATTGGTTCAAAATTTAAATATAAGTTTTAATGATACAAATAAATTGTTCGAAAGTTGTTATCAAAATGAAGTTGAATTTGAAAAAGCAAATAAAATGATGATTGATAAACTTTACGAACAACAATCAGAAATAAACAAAGATATTCAGATTAGTAAAAATATGTTAGCAATGGCTGAAAGTGATTCTCCAGCATTTGTAAAATTAAATGAATCATTACAAATACTTGATAGAAAACTTAATATGAATATTGCTGAAATAAAAGAACATCAATCTACTACTGTTTATGGAAAAAAACGAAAGTAATCAGAAACATCAATTTTCAGAAATAAAAAAGGTTAAACATAATTATATTGAACCTGATAAAATGTTATCTGAATATAATAGATGTATCGAAAATAATAAATGTAGTTATGAGTTATTGAAAATGTTCGAACTCATTGCTAATAAATACTCTAAATCTAAAGCAATCAATTTTTCATCTGTAAAAGATAGATTAACTTGTGTAAATTATGCTGTTTCGGAAGCATGGCAAAAATGGAATAAGTTTGATTCAGAACGTTCACAAAATATATTTGCTTTCTTTACTCAGATGATTAAAAATGATTTGATGCAACATCATGAAAAACTATATCGTAGGTCTAGAAACGAAATTAGTTTGAATGCTGTTTTCTCAAATGATGACAAATAATGTTAAATCCAGATACAAGTAGATATAATTTAATTTTCAGTGATGAATTTTACAGAGAAGATTTACAGAAAAAATACAATGATTATTTATTTCATCTAAATTATCCTGTAAAAGACATTAAAGGGTTGATAACGGAATCTGTACAAACCCTACAGATTCCGGGATTTTCCCTTAATACATTAATTGTAGCAGGATTAAGAAATCTACCGAAAAATCCAAATACACCTATATCTGAAGTAACAACAAATGTACAATTTCCCGGAACTGCTCCGTTAGCTGAAATACTTACGGATTTTAAAGTTAACATAACATTTCGAAATAACTTAATAAATTGGTTATTCTTTTATGAAGTATTTCGAGGTTATTATGCTCGTCAAAGAGTTCAAGAACAATTTTCTATCATTGTACCTTTGTTTGATTCAAATAATGTTAATATCTTCAATTTTTTATTTTCAGGTTGTTTTATTGCTGATATACCTCCATTAGAATTTTCATTTAATAAAGCATTCGGTGAAACATTAACTATCGATTTAGGTATAGCATTTCAGAAGTTAGATGCTCAATTTAATATACCTGAATATAATAAAACAAATATTAAAGTATAAATTAAATGGAAAACAAATATTTTACAATTTTCGATAAAGAAAACATACCAATTATTGATACTATTAAATTAGATAATATCAGAATTGATACTGTTTGTTATCGAGTATATGATAATATAGATGTTTTATCGTTTATACTTGAATTTAATAATATACCTTCAATACAAGATGTAACCAAAGATACTATTATTAAATTACCGGATATGTTTACTATGAATGAAAGATATATAGAAATTGATGGTGATAATATTGCAGGTATATCTAAAGCTGGAAGTAAATCATCATCAAAAAATCTTATATTAGCTTATAACAAAGATAAAACTATTGGTGTAGATAAACTTGGATTGGTATTGGATAAAATAAAATATGATAAAGAAACTGGAATTGTTTCATTTTAAATACTTTGAATCATGAAAAAAGACGAATTAAAATCGATAATTGAAAACATATACAAAGTTAAGGTAACACCTCAAATCGAAGCTGAATTGGATTATCAACCAACATGTAAAGAAGAACGTAAATATCTTTATATGGGTATGGCATTATTAGGTAATCGAAAAGTAAATATTTCAACTGGATATACCATACAATATTGTATCAAAAAAGCTATTCAATTTGCTCAAGAAGATAAGAATTTCAGATTTACAAATATTAATAAATATGAATTAGGTGATACAGAAGAAATAGATAAGTTTTTTATATGGGAAATCTAAAAATCAAATCAGGATATGTAGATAAAATTCCAAAAATTAATATACAATTCGATAAACATGCTGTAGATGATTTAGAGGGTGTAATTAATGGTTGGGGTAGTTATAATCCTGTTGTTATGATTAATGATTATATTCCTGATGGTGCTGCTGTTTTAGATTTATCGATAAATTTTTCAATCAATAAATTACCAACATTCGCTATCACTATTAATGATGAGAATTTTAATATTCGAAAAGCTCTCAAAAAAGAAGATATTGATACAATAACAGTTGCTATTGGTGGTAAAAATTGGTTATTGAAATTTTATGGTATCATCTATAATTCACCTTCTGAAACAGATAATGAAGATATATACTTATATGGTGATATTTATAACGAAAAATGGTATAATCAAGAACAAAAAGCATATAAATCTAAAACAGTACTTAATGTAATAGAAGATTTATGTAAATCAACAGATTCAGGATTATATATGTTTAACAATAGTAAGTTGGATATAAATCAACCACATATTATTAATCCAAATAGTAAATATCTATCATTTTTGACATTTCTTCTCAAAAATTATACAGATTGTGTATGGTGTTATGATAATAACGGTATATTATATATAGGTAATATTGATGATATGAGGAAATCAGAAGTAGATAAATTCAAAATTTACGAAGATAACATATTAGATACCGAAAAACCTATAATAATTACCAATTATAATCAAGAAAAAGATATTAAATATGAGAAATTTGGTATAAGTGGATATACGGTTTCATCAGATAACGGAATTAAAAAATTATTATCGAAACAAATATATCGTTATAACAAATTTGATGATATGAATAAAAATGTTACAACACCTCAAAAAGAACCTGTAACAAATATTTATTCGAAACAGATTACTGTATCTATGTTACAGAATATATTTGAAATAAATCCTTTCAGTATTGTAAATTTGGAATTATTTTTACCTCGAACTGATAATAATCAATCTGAACCCAGAAAGAAAGATGAAGAGTTATCAGGAAAAAAAGTGGTTATTGGTATTGAATATATATACAGTATGTATGATGGTGATAAACACCCAGCAATTCAACAAAAATTAACATTAATTTAATAAAAATGGTATCATTAGAAACTATAAATATTTGGAAACAAGTAATTAACAAATTTAAACAAAGAGCTGATGTTCAAGATGGTTCAAGTTTGGGTTGGAAAGGTAATAAAACATTTTCATTACCTGAAGATACACCATTTAACATAGGTGATGGATTAGGAACTACTGGTTGGTGTGTTAGTGCTTCTGAAACACTTTTGAATGATGAATATTTCCAATTATTATGTCAATTAACAAATACATCAGCTAGACTTGTATCTATAGATATTAAGGAACAATATTGGGGTTACTGTTATAATGGTTCACAAAATAAATGGCATACAGCTATTTTGATGATGCCACAAGATGAAGGTAATTTTATTATTGATATTACTTGTAGACAATTTGGTAATGATTTTATTGATAAAGATATTTGGGATTTAAATACTTGGGTTTCAACACTCAGAAGTCCTTTGTGTAAACATTTTATTGAAGGTGTAGATGATGATAGTAAATATTTTGGTAATGGTTTTGCACAAGAAGATAACAAAGGATTAAATGAAATTCAATACAGAGATAATCTGATTTTACATAATCTCAAAGATGTAACAAGTATAGATGATAATCAAAGAAATATCATATTAGAATTTAATCGTAAATTTGTTGATTTAAATAATAAATTAATCGAAAATAAATTAAATAAATCTGAATTTGATTTTATTTCAGAATTTAACGATATATTATCTCATTTATATGTAAGCAAAATTGATTACGGATATTCTATTCTTGAATTTTATAATAGTGATTATTGTAAAGATTGGTTGGAAAATTTAATAAGAAATGGTGGTAAATTATCTCAATATTTATATGTATCTCCTACAATAGAAGATGCTTGTAAAGTAAGTAATATAAAATTTAATGATTTATATAACAAATCAACATTAGGTGTGGTAGATAACAAAACATATCTAATTTTGAAATTTAATAATATGGATTTAATCGATTTCAGTTTTATTCCAAATGTGTTGTTATTAGCTTATTATAATCAAAAATTTACAATTAAAACAAATTCCATATATGATTACAGTAAAACATTAAATAATGATAATAATTTGATTAATAATGATGTTAAATCTAATACAATTATTTGTGAATTATATGTGTAAATTTGAAGTTCCAAACCAAATCAAATCTGAAGAAGATTTAAAACAATTATATGAGATTGTTAATGAAGTTCCAATTTTAGATAATAATTTATGGTTATTATCGAAATCTGTATTACATTTATGTACTAAAAATAATGTAGATGGTTTTAAATTTTTAGGTAACGAAAAAGATATAACAAATATTGATAAATTATATCAAAGTGAATTAAATTTAATTAAAGGTTGGTTGAGTAATGGAAATTAAAAGATATAAATTTTTGATTGGTAATGTAAATACTGATATAATCGATATAACTCATAATAGTGATTTGATTGGAAACCAAAGAAAAGAAATTGAAAACACATTATGGGATATTTATGATGAAAATAGTATAAATATAGATAAATTTGGAGGTATATTTTACTGTGATTATCAGTATCGTTTTATTTATCAATCAAAATTGTATCGAGATTATTTTCAAATAATAACACCATTTTATAATAAGAAAGTATTTAATACATTTATTGATTGTTATTTACCTGACATTAAATCATTACCGAAATATTTTTATCATAAATCACCAACAAATAATAGACAATCTATACTTAAAAATGGGTTAATTAGGAATATCGGTAAAACTACCAATAAATTTCATGAACAATATAACACAGAATATTTACCAGATGCTATATTTTTGTATAATAATATGAATTATATTGATGAAAATTTATTTTATAACAATCATGATATATACAAAATACCAACATCTAAATTAGATTTATCAAAATTAATCATAGACCCAGCAATAGCTAAAAATAGTTTTATATATTTTGATGATATAAGACCGGAATATATAAAATTATTAAATGGAAATATTGATATTTAAGGTTGGTTGAATTCTTAAATCAATCTATATCAGTTATACTTAAACGATTATATAATGAGTAAAATAAAATCTTTCAAACCTCAACAGAAGACAAAAACACAAAAATTTTATCAAGGTTACTTTGATAAATATAATCCAGTTAAATATATAGGTGAAAGACCAATAATATATCGTTCGAGTTGGGAATTAAAGTTTATGCAGATTTGTGAATTTAATGGTTCAGTGAAAAAATGGTCTTCGGAACAAATCTGTATAACTTATACAATGATTGAAAGAGATAAAAATGGAAAACAAATAGAAAAGAAACATCATTACTATCCTGATTTTGTTGTTGAACTAACAAATAGTAAAAAATATTTAATCGAAATAAAACCAGAATCTCAATCACCAAAATCATTAACAGCTATAAAAAATTCTTTTGTGATGTATAAAAATGCTATGAAATGGAAAGCTGCTTTAGAATGGTGTAAAAATAATAATTATGAATTTAAAGTTGTTTCTGAAAAACATCTGAAAACACGAATTTTCGTATAAATGAAATGAGACAAGTTAAAATTGGAAAATATGTTGGATTCACAGATTTGAGTGATGACGAATTATTTGTAATGCTTAAATTTGATATTCGAATGGAATTGATATTTGTCAATTTCGATACTAAGGAGATATTGAAGGAAAGAATGAAATTATTCGCTCGTTGGCAAATTAATGGAGTTCAAGAAATATCAGGTAAAAAATATACCGAAATAATAAAATTTATAGATGATAATTGGGACGATGAATTTCAATTAGTTATTTTGATAGATGCCTCATTAATAAATAAAAAGAAACCTTTATTAGAATTGGTGACAGCTATTCCAAAAGAAATATATCAATCTTGTGTAGCTATTAGATATTATGAAAAAGGTGATATATTTGAAATTGAATTTTTATCAGAACCTAATGGTTATTCTAATAAATTTATATATTATAATAGTAATGATACATTTTTGATATTAAGTAAAGATGGTCCAAAATTAATTACTGATGACCCTTCTGTTAACAATATTTTAGATGTAATCAAAAAATTTAGATAAATTTGTTTATTTCAAATTTAATTTTAATAATTAAAAAAATGAATATTAAAGAATTTTGTGATTTAAATAATCTCACATTAGATGAGATATTTGAAATGTTACCTGTTGAATTTGATTTTCAAAATTGGTTTGAAAATGTTTATTGGCCTCAAGTAGGTTCAGCAACAGGTTTTGAGTTTTGGGAAAATTCTCAAAATAATACAAGTGGCTTTGTTTATATGATGAAAGCATTTTTTACGGATAGACTTGGTTTCTTTGATGATATTGAAAATTTAACTGATTATCTTGATGATAACGGATATTCTGAATTTGATTTTGTATTTGAATCTTTAGTTATATTGAAAGATTTAGGTATGGTTAATATTCAAAAATTAATGAATATTTATCAAAAAATTCTGAATAATGCAATAAATTCAACATATTAAAATGGAAGAAGCTTTATATTCAATTTATAGTGATGAACCATCTGAAATATTTTATGAACCAATTGAAAGTGATTTTGTAGATTGGTGTAAAAATATGTTAGATACAGAACACATGGATAAATCATGGGATTTCACAAATGTTATGTACTTTTATTTTATAACAACTATTTCTGATAGATTAGGTGATGTAACAATTGATGATTTGGAATATGAAATATTACAAAAATTTGGTACATTGGAAACATTTGTTTATGAATCACTAAATTGGTTAAGTAAAGAATGGAATTTAGTTGACATCGACCAATTAGTTTATAATTTTAAAATGTTTTTTGGTGAAGATTCAACAATATATAATTATTTGGAAAATTAAAAAAAAAAAATGAATAAAAATTTTGATGAAATCTTAGATGTTTTTCAAACAAGGGATTCCGAAGAAATTACAGAATTGATTAGAGATGGAGTTTCTGAATATTCACATTTATTAGATGATGAAGAATTAGAATATGTTGAAAATTTTCTTTCGAACATTCAATATTATGCTGAAAAATTTACAAAATCTAGACAATGTAAACAATTAGTTGGTGTTTTCAGAGAAGGAAATGAAGATTTTCTATCTAAAGAAGCTGCAGTTGTTCCAGCTATTGGTGCTTGGTTTATTAATGCTTTTTTCTTTGATTGGTGTAATAATCTTGGTTTAGCTGATGATTTAAATCAATATTTAGAGAAAACTAAAAATAAACAAGCTTTAGGTTTTTATCAATTAATAGGTGAAGTACCAGATTATATTATAAATTATTATTAAAATTTATGGAACAGGAAGCTATTGATTCAACATTGGAAGTATGTTTTAATTCAAATTATTTTTGTAAACTAATTAAGAAAGTTTATTACGAAAATAAAGATAATCATGAAGATTTCAAAAATAAAGTAATTGAAAGAATGTCTGAAGATTTAGATATTGAAATAGATGATATACATTATTTTATGGAACTAAATGATTTAGAATTTGAAGATTATGTTGAACAATGTTTATCTGAAACACAAATTAATAGCTTAAAATAAAATGCGAATTAATATTGCAAGAACATTTTATAATTCATATTTAGATACTTTGGATTATAAGAAGATTATTTTAGATTATCAAAATAATGATTTAAATCCAATACTTAATAAATTTGAGAAAAAACTTTTTGATAACAAACAATTTTACATAAATAAATATCATGTTGCAGCAGATAGATATTATTCTGAACCACAAATTTATTTGTATGTTTGTTTTGTGAAGGTTGTTTTTGATGATATTTATACATATAATAAAGAATTATGGAATGAAATTAAATCAACATTAAGATTGACATATAGACCTTTTTCGGAATATATACAAACACAAAAAGTTGGTTCTTTACTTGCAAAACATTTTTTCTATAATTATTTATTGACTTATGGAGAAATAAATGGTAATAAAAAATTATCAAGATTAATTGATAATTTAATAGCTATTTTAACTATACATTTGGAAAGATTTGATAGGGAAGTTGAAATCAAATTTCCCAAAAAAGGAAAAGTTAAATCTAACAACCAAAAACAGATAAAAGATAGGCTAAAATCTCAATTTAAAAATAATATTGATTTATGAGGTCTCGAAAACCAAAAATACTAACTATTGAAGAAGTCTATAAAGATGCACAAAAATATCGATATAAAGAAAAATATAAAAATTCGATAAATCAAGCATCAGGAAAGGAAGATGAAGATACTTCAAAATATGATAGTAAAGGTAAATATTCCTTAAAAAGACACATTAATAGTTATGTTAAAAAAAATACGAGACCAGCTTCTGTATCTTTAAAGTGGTTACATCAGGAAGTATTTAAAGATTCGAAAACATATATGTTTCGTAATCGATTATTAAATCAAGGACACTTGTACACATTTCATTATTTTAATCCTAAATATAAAGGTACAAGTGTTTTACCTTGGTTCGATAAATATCCTTTAGTTTTAAGTTTAGGTCCTGTTGTAACAAAAGAAGGTGTAAGAAATATAGGTTTCAACTTACACTTAGTACCTCCAAAAATAAGAATTATAATAATTTTATTTATTTTTGAAGTACATAAAAAGATATATAGGTATCAAATTTATAATAAACGAACAGATTTTCAACCTGTACCAGTTTATTATAAAAATTTAGTAAAACCATTAATAAAATATGGTGTTACATTTTGTATCAGAATGTATATACCACAAAGACAGAACAGTATTGTGCAATTTCCGTTAACTGATTGGTATAGAGCGATATTTATACCATCTCGAGCTTATGATTCAATTAAAGCAAATCAGTTAATCAAAGAATGGCAAAAACATGTTCAATCTCTTGGATACTCAACAAAAACAAATTTATCATGGTAGATTAAATGAGACAAGAAAATACACTTATAACTTCTGAAATAGAAAATGTTAAGAAAGCTGGAATTCGAGAAAATACCAAAATTCGAATAGGTAATTTATTTCTCAATGTTTATGAGTGGTTTTCAGATTTAATTTATAACCTTCAACAAAATTTAAATTCCAAAGTTGATAAAGTTAATGGTAAACAATTATCAGATGAAAACTTTACGTTAACTGAAAAAAATAAATTATCAGCTTTACAAAATTATATAAAACCTGAAAAAGAACCAATATCTTATATAGAAAATCTTCAAACAGTTTTAGATTCGAAGGAGAATTTATCGAATAAGGTTGATTTGATTCCTTCTGATGAACAGGAGTTCTTAGCGAAATATCCATCAATTAAATTATTACTTGATGAATTATCGAAAATAAAAGAATCAACTTTTAGCAGTCAAGAATATGTGCTCAACCGTCAACAAGTAGAATTTAAAAACGGTAAAAATCAGGTAATTTCAACATTATCTTTAGCTTTTCTATCTAATATTGGTTCTTTTTTAGATTATAATAAAGTTCGAAAGGAATTTGAATTAAAAAATCAAAAAGGTGAAGTATTAAATAGTATTCCAGTATCTGATTTCTTATCTAGTGTTCCAAAAGAGATTAAATTCGATGATGTAAATAATTACCAAGTAAATTTACTCGATGTAAATAATCAAACTGTTTCAAGTGTTGATTTAAAACCGTTATTTAAATTAATTGAATGGAATCAAGCATATAATCATAGTAATATTACATCTGGAAATCCACATAATACTAAATTTAGTGATTTAAAGGAAATTCCAACAACATTATCTGGTTTTGGAATATTAGATGGTGTAATGAAAGATGGTAATAAACAGTTATCAGATGAAAACTTTACATTATCATTAAAACAAAAATTGGAATCATTAGAAAATTATGTTAAACCACAAAATGAACCTGTAACTTATATAACAGGATTAGATGGTAGATTAAAGGTGATTGAACAATCTATTGTTGGAATAAATCAAAATATCACAAATAATCAAATAATTTTATCAACAGGAGTATTTACTCATTAATATAAATATGGAATTTAATTTTACAGATTTCGAAGATTTTTTAGATTTTCTCGAAAAAGAAACAAATGCAAATGAAATGAATGATTTTATCAATAAATATGGTAATTCATTTGTTATTGATAGATTTCGAGGAGATTATTTAGAATATGTAGCTAATGGAGAAGAAACAACTTATTTAGATAGGTATAATGAATATTCTCAATATTTAAATAATAATGATACAAAATTAGCTGTAATGGGTAAATATGCTTTAGATTTTATATTTTTAGATATTGCTCGTAATTTTGATTTTGATGAAGAATTAGAATATTATGAAGTAAACACATCAATCGAAAATAAATTAAATCTTTACGGTAATTTAGGTATTAATATAATTGCATCTGATATAATTTCATCTGAAGATATAGGTTTTCAATTTTAAATAAATGGAAATATTACAATCTAAAATATATGGTAAAAACGATAATTTCAATTTAGAAGAAGGTAAATCTTATTCTGATTTGAAATCATCTTTCATTATAAAACAAGTTGATGATAAATTTGGTAAAATATACATAACTGATTCTTTAGGTTATTGTATTAAAATTTTTGATATTGAATTAAATAAGAAAATAAAAGATTTATCAAAAAATTTAGAAGAATACAAAACCAAAGTTACTGAATTATTTGAAAGTCAAAAAGAAAGTTTGAAGACTTATACAGATGAAAAAATTATTGAATCAAACAATGCAACATCTACAAGTTTATCAAATTTAAATAATTCAATTGAAAATATAAAGAAAAAATTACCTAAAAAAGTTATTTGGGAAGATTCTAAAATAAAAATAAAATTAAATGATGATAATTTTTTAGAAACCGAACAAATAAATATTGTAACCGAAAATACCAAAATAAAATCATTTACTTATGATGTTGGTGTTTTCAAAATTACAGATACAAATGATACAGTATTTCCTGTCAATGCAGATTTAACACAAATATTTGCTCTAAAAACACATAATCACGATACCGAATATGTTAAATTAAATGATGAAAGGTTAACTAATGCTCGAGTTGCTTCTGATGTTCATTCTTGGGCTAAACAACCCAACAAACCTACTTATAGTTGGGGCGATATTTTAAATAAACCTGAATTAAATTATTTACCTTTGAGTGGTGGAATTATAACACCCACAATGTTTGGAAATCATCAAGAAGGAATCCGTATTAATAGAGCTAATAATAATTGGAGTGTTTTAACTCTTGGAACTCAAGGAAATACAGGTGTTAAAGAAGAAGAATATGCTTTAGCAAGGAATGCTAATGGTAATTTTGTTTTAAGAACAGGTATTGGTGCTGGTAATATGAAAGATATTATAGTCTCCAATAAAAATTTAACTTTATTTACAAATATTGTTTGTGCTGATGGTTTTGAAGTCGGAAGTAATGGAAATAAATTAAAAATATTTGGTGATGGTTCTATTCTAATAAAAGACAAGACACAAATTATTCTGAGAGATAATGGAGATATAGCTTTTGGTAATAAACCATTTAATGATTTAATTTATGGTGAATTTAAAGGAATTAAATTATGGGGTCAGTCTAATGAAGGTGTTGTTTTAGCTGGTGGTGGTGTTAAATTACTCAGTGAAATATCTTTGTGGAATAAAATAAATCATTCGCAATATGGTGAAGTTTTAGATTCAAACAATAAAAATATTAAAACAAATTCAATATTTTTGGAAGGTGATAACAATTCTAAAACTACAATGTGGTCTCATAACAATCTGTTATACATTGGTTCTAAAAATTACAACAGTTTCACAAAAGTTTTTTCAGATGGTTTTGTAAAATATGGAAAAAATAAAACCGATATTTTACTTGGAGACGGTAACTCCTCTAAAAAATTTATTGGCGGTAAAAATTATCTAAATCATACAAAACCTGTTGTTTATTCTTTAGCTGCTGGGGGTAATATAAGTATAGATTATTCTAGTGCAGAATTTGTTAGATTCACAGTTGGTAGTCCTAATGATAATTGGTGTTCAGCACAATCATTTTTATCAAATGATTTTTTATCATCTTTTAATGGTAAACATTTTACATTAAGTTTTGATGTTAGGGTTGTTAATGGTACTTTGAAAGCACCCACAGTTTATTTTCAAAATATGGGTGCTAATTATTATCAAACATTGCCTATTGATGATGAAATAACCGAAACTAATAAATGGTATAGAAGATATATTGTAGGATATGCTACTTCTTCAAATTACAATATTCATTTTGGTTTTAGTGAACTTAATGGAATATATGATTTAAAAAATTTCAAAGTTGAATATGGTGAATTTCCTACTGATTTTAATTTAGATAGAGAGTTTAAAAACTATGATGATGTTTATGGTTTAGATATTAATAATATAAACAACTGGAAAGATATACCTCAAGGTATTCATAGAGTTCACAAAACGGGAGAAGGAGGAATGATGGTTATTTTTAAAACAGCTTCTTCTTCAAGTGCTATTAAATTATGGTCTCCTACTTATTCAAATCACAGATTATATTATGCTTGGGAAATAGATAACAATAGAATTGGTTCTAATTTCAGAGAATTGGCTTATTATGAAGATGTTATTAGAAAAGGGTTTGTATCTGATGGAGGAACATTAAATCAATATGACCATTCTAATTCTACTATTTTTGTGAGAAATAGTGGAAATTTTGAATTATCTCCTCTTGAAAATCTAACTTCTTGCTCTTTTATTAAAGTATTCAATGGTGGGAATATTACTTTTTCTTGTAATGGTAAAACAATAATAACAAGAGGTGATACACAATTTAATGGTGATGAAGGTTCTACAGCTGTTATTAGTATTTTTGAAAACAAATGTTATATACGAATTAGTAATGTTTAACATAAAACAAATAAAAAAAAAAAAATGAACGAAGAATATGTTGGTATCTAAAATCAAACAAGGTCTAACAGGACAAGATAAACTAAAACACAGTATGTATGGGAATTTAATATTTTTGATAACTTTTCTAATTTCATTTATTGTAACATATAAAATTACCTTATCTTTATTGATTGCTTTTGGTGTATTATTGTCAGCAGCCATTAGTAAAGAACTTTACGATAAATTTATAAAACGTACATTTATAGATTGGTATGATATAGTTGCTGCTTTGTACCTTATCGTATAGTTAAAAATATTAATAGATTTAAAATAAAATAAAAATGAGCACATTCAAAGAAAGATTGATTCAAGAACAAGTAGACCTTAACGAAAAGGTTGAAAAATTAAGAACATTTATTGATGGTAATGAAGTTTTTAAAACTTTATCAGAAGAACATCAATATTTATTGAAAAAACAATTGTATTATATGGGTGGATACAATGGTGTATTATTGAAAAGAATTGAATTATTAAAGAATGAATAGTTTACAATTTTTTGATTGGGGAATTAAAGGAAAATTAAATATTGTAGTGTTTGCATTTGAAGGTATCGAAGAAGACATTCAATTAATTTTTCCAACAATTAAATTTATTAGAGAAACTACAGGTGGAATTTATATAAATCATACAAATTCAGATATTAAAATTGAGAAATTAGCTAAGAATACATGGAAAATGCATTTCTTAACAGGATTTGAAGGATATTTTATGTATGATTCAAATTTTGCATCAGTTTATTGGAATTTTGATTGTTCAAACCCTAATATCAAAGAAATTTTCGATAAATATGAATGTTTGAATTGGACAAGAAACACTAAACTTGATTGGGGTTATGAACATTTACTTTCAATGCCTTATGAACATTCAACTTTTTATAGAAATAATTCTCCTGTAAATTTACATGATTATTTAGAAAAAAATAAATTATACAAATATTATTATCCATTTAAATTTAAAAAGAAATAAATATAATGAGAAAATTAATAATTAAATATTTTGCACTTAATTATATTGTGCGAATTTTCGGTACAACTCAAAGTTGGACGCGAAGTGCTAATGTTATATTTCCACTATTTATATTAGGTGGAATGAGTTTGTTGAGTGAATTATACACTTCATTGTTGGTTATAATTTGCTTAATTGGGATTGCTGCATTTTTTGGTTTTGTTTATTTTCAATTCTTTCCATTAACTGAAAATGATATAAAATATTTTGATGAAACTCAAAATTGGCAGTTTAATAGATATAATAATATTGATGATATAGATAATTCAATGAAAACAAATTCTGTTTTAGTTATATTATGGAATATTTTATTTATAATATTATTTTTGGTTTATTATTTTATTAAATTTTAATGATGAAAAAAGAAGTAAAAGACAGATTGGTGAATGAAGCATCAGAACTTTATCAAAAAATTCAGAAATTAGCTTTATTTTTACAATCAGAAGATTTCAAAGGTTTATCGAACGAGAATCAAGAATTACTAAGAAAACAATATCAATTGATGTTAGAATATCATCAAGTATTATTACAAAGAATTAAAATCAATTAATCAATGTTTAAAAAGACTATTAAATTTATCATAGAATTTATAATATTTTTAATTGCTTGGATATTGATTTTACCATTAACTTTATTGAATTTATTTGCTGTATTAGTTAAGTATGGTTCCGTAACCAAATATTTTATTAATACCAGTAGAAATATAGATATATTTGGTAATAAAGAATATCGAACTTTATTTGGTTATTCTTTATTATCAAATAAATCTACAAATGAATTTGGTAAAGATGAAACGATAAGTTCTGTTTTGGGAAAAAATCAAGAAAACAAAACTTTGAGTATAACAGGTAAAATATTGGTTTGGATTCTTGATAAATTAGATAAAAATCATTGTCAAAAAGCTGCTGAAAGTTACAAACATATTATATAATGGCTTATAAAATTTACGATTATAATAGATATAAAAAATTAAATTCTGTAGAAAAGAGTTATTTTAATGCACATAGAGAATCTTGGTATAGTTTCTTTAAAGGAATGTCCATTGATGAAATGTATCTTAAAATGATTGAAAAATCAGCATTTTCTTTAGTTGAAGCATTAAATGACTATACAAGAAAAATAGAATCTATTATTGTAGATTTGGAAGAAAGAATTGATAAAAAATTTGATAAAGTTAATTCTATACATAATAACTTTGTAACCACTCACAATGGTGAAATAAAACGATTAGAAGATAAAATTTATGGAAAAGAACAATCTGTAAATAGTAAAACTAATCAAATTCCAAAATCAAATAAAAATGTTTTTTAATTTTTTTAAATCGATGTTTCCACCTTTTTTGTATGAAAATCCAATAATTTCATATATAATTAATTATTTAGGTGCAGATTTAAATAATATGGATAGGAAAATCGAAAAGAATCTGGATTACGATATATGAAAAATATTAAGAAATTAGAATACTCGTTATTTAAGGTGTTAAATGAAGCTTGTGAAATACTTGATTTAACCAAAAATAACAATGCTTTTGTTAAACTTTTTGAAGATTTCGATTTAAATATTAAACCGTTAAATCAAGAAGATGGTGGAGGTAGTGATTTCGCTCAACCTTCAACACCAACTAATTCTATAGGTATGGGTAATGTTACTGAAGGTTCAGGAGATTTACCAACATATCTAAATGGTAATAAAATAGCATACGGTGTTAAAGTGAAAAATTTTCTTCAAAGTATGTTAGATAATAATTTACAAGAACTTAAAGAATCAATAACAACATTCAATAGTTATAGTAAAGATAAATTTAACGATATACTTAAGAAATTAAATAACACCATATCAAATCTTGAAAAGATAAATGATTTTAATATTCTTGATGGTTTAAATCCAACAATAACAAAAACGAAATTACTACTTGGTAAACCTATTTTGATTTATGGGTATAATATAATGACTTCATCAAATTTATTAGATCAAATACAATCAAAATATAATTTACCGAAACAAGAATTATCATCAATTTGGTATAACAAAAGTGATAAAAATATTATATTCAGATTTGAAACGAAATTAACAAACTGCCTATATCTGATTAAGACTAACGATTTTAAAGATGAGAAGTATAGTAAAGAACAAACTATTAATGATTTATATGGTAATAATTTAGTTTGTTTATGGAAAAATTTTGATACTGAAAATATGAAATTTACAGATAATTTATATCAGGACAATTTCAAACAAAATGTATTAAAACAAATAATGGAAGCTAAAAATTTTGTACGATAATTATTTATGAAATATACAAAATTGATTATGAATAAAATGATAATTTTATGAAATATACTAATGGAATAAATTTACTTCGAAATAGAAATATTAAGAAGAATCTTTCGAAAAAAATATTACTTGCAAATACAAGTGATAAGGTTGACCCAGATTTGGGTATGGCTTTATCAAATAATCCATTATATATTCGTAATAATCAAGATTTAATTAATAGTACAGTATCTACTCGAGATATTCGTTATAATGTAAATTATGGTTATTCTCCAATTGTTGGTATAGAAATTCGAAATTATTTATTGATGTTCGCTGAAAATCAAGAAATAAAGAAAGCTATACGAACAATGAGAAATGAAATTATCGTTTCAAATATAGATTCTTATAAATATCCTGTATTTCCGAAAATATCGTTTGCAAAGATAGCTGAAGATAAACAAGAAACAGCAAAAGCAATACAAAATTATTTAGATGAAGTTTTTTATCCAAAAATGTATCAACTTTATCGATTTAAAGGTAATGGTTTAGCTGATTTAATAGAAGAATATCTTAAAACAGGTAAAATTGCTTTTGAAATAGTTTATGATAATCCAAAAAATCCTAAAGAAATTGTAAACTTTGTTCCAATTGACCCTGCAAGTTTACAGAAATTTAAAGATGGTGATTATACTTATTATATTCAAAGAAATTTAAATTCATCTGCAACTTCAGGAACATCATCAACTGATAGAATATTACATGAAAATCAAGTAATATTAATTGAATGGAATGAATATGATTTCGGTTATGTAAGTTATGCTGACCAATTGAGAAGACCATTTAATATTATGAGGTCTATGCAAACTTCAAAAATTATGTGGTTTGCTGTTAAATCTCAAGTAAGAATGCACATAAAACTTGCATTAGGTGATTTAGGTAGACAAGATGCTTTACAGAAATTAAGTGAATTTCAAAAAGATATGAAGAATGAATTTGCTTTTGATGAAGCTAACGGAACAATAAGTTTCAATAATTCACCAAATATTAATTCATATCAAGAATATTTCACTGCTGAAACGGTTGCTTCTCAATCACCAGAAATTGAAGAAATTAATACTCAAGGACCAGATTTAACAGAAGTAGATTCATTACAATTTTGGGAAAAGAAATTCTGGCAAGATACAGAAATACCTTTAGACCGTATTGACCCAAATGCTTCAGATGGTTGGGGATTTAATGATGTAACTCAACTTAAAAAGACTGAAATAAATTTCGCTAAATATGTAGAAGATATTCGTAATAAATTAACTGAATTATTTATTAAACCGATAATTATACAGTTAACATTACAAGAATTAGAAATTGGTATTGATTTATCTCTTTTGGATTCAATAGAAATTGAATGGGTTGCATTTAATAAATATGAAAAATTAGCTGAATTGGAAGTTTTAGATAAAAAAATTTCAATGGCAATGAACTTTGCACAATTTGGTGAAATGGAAGATGTTAACGGTACAACTCGTAAATTAATACCTATTACTTGGATGCGAGATAACTGGTTTGATTTTACACCAGAACAAATAAAATCAATGGAAATGTATAGAAAACTTGAAGATAAAATGTTAGGTTTTTCTGAAAATACTGAAGAAATAAATAATGAAGATGATGCAGATATTGATTCAGAAGATGAAGATTGGGGAAATGATGATGATGAATCTGAAGATGATATAGCTTCTTTTGATGATGAAAATTTTTAAATAATTAATGGAACAAAAAGATTTCATATATAACAAAATAGCTAATAATCCGTTACAACCTGTAACAAATGAATATATCATAAAAACGATTATTAATCCATTAACTAATAAACCTTATGAAGGAATCATACTTTTTGGTGAGTTTATTTCTTTTAATGTATTAAATAATAATAATCGTTTTTATGAAGCTGATAATTATTTGGAATATTTAAAAATTCTGAAACAAACAGCAAATTCAGCTAAGGGATTGTATGGAGAGTTAGAACATCCGAAAGATTATCCTATCAATTATAACAATATATCACATAAAATTTTAGATTTTTGGTATGAACCAACACAAAATAAAGTTGTGGGATATGTTTTATTATTGAATACTCCTAAAGGTAAAATTGCTCAAGAAGTAATAATGTCTGGAGGTCAATTGGGTATATCTGCAAGAGGTGGTGGTTCAGAAATAGACCAACCTGATGGAACCAAAAAAGCAATTATAAAACTTTTGATTACTTTCGATCTTGTTAATCACCCGGGATTTTCTGATTCAATAATGGGTTTTAACTCGAAAACAAATAACTTTGAATCATTAAATGAATCATTTTTCTATACACCAAATAATTTCACTAAATTGTTTGAAAATAAAAATCAAGAAGATGATTTAACACCTCAAAATCAACAAAGATTACAAAATTCAGAAGCAGCAGACCAAAATAAAGTAGAGAAAAAACTTGAAAAAGCTGTTGATACTGAATTAAAAGAAAGTGATTCAGAATTTGAAGAAGATAAAAAAATTAAACAAATTTTTGAATCAATACATAAAAATAATTTTAGAAAACACATGAATCAACGAAATATTGGTTTAGAAAAATTGAAAAAATTCAATAATTTATAGATTCATACATATAATAAGAAATTAAAATATTTAATAACAATTTAAAACAATTTTAGGAAATGGAAGGAATGCCAGAATTACTAATAAATGAAATTGGTGCTTTATCAGATGACCTTAGTTTAGAAACATTTGATGATTTGAATGAATCTGAATTTATAGATTTTGACGATGATGACCAATTATACGAAGACGATGATTTCGATCAAGATTTTGATGATGAAGATTTTGATGACTTCGATGATTTAGATGAAGACGATGATTTCGATCAAGATTTTGATGATGAAGATTTTGATGACTTCGATGATTTAGATGAAGACGAAGATTGGGACGATGATGATGATGATATTTTATTCGAATCACAACAACTTCAACAAAAACATCAGCAACAACAGCAACAATTGAAACAGCAACAACAAGCTGAAAAACAACAAATTGCTCAACAATTGAATCAAGCTCAAGCTTCATCACAACAAAAACAACAAGTTGCTCAACAAGTTAAACAAAAACACCAAAAACAGCAACAACAGTTGAAACAACAGCAACAAGCTGAAAAACAACAACAGCAACAACAGTTGAAACAACAACAAAAACAGCAACAACAGACTCAACAATTAAATGAGTCAGTTAGTTCAAGATTCTTTGGAAATATATAATTTTAACCGAATTTAAAAACAATTTTCGAAAAATGTTAAATAACAGAAAGAAAGAACCTATTTACAAACACACGAATCTTTCACAAGCAGAAATTAATCGTATGAAACCTTTAATGGAATCTGCTTTCGGAAGTACTTTGAGTCAGTATACAGGTAGTCGCGAAAAAATAAAACAAGAACGTTTAGAATTTTTAGCGGGACAATATGCTAACCGTGTTCGTATTGCAAATAATTTAGGTGTTAATCCACTTAATGAAGATGCAAACATATTTGGTGCAATGCCTCAAATAAAACAATTATTTGAAAATGCTAATTTTAGTGCTCCATCAAATACATTAACTATGCCTAATGTTGCCAATCCAATGGCATCTAATGCTGTTCCCGGTGGTATGTGGAATCCAGCATATACAGCTGGTACAGGTGATATTCCAAGTTATGTATTTGGTCTTCAATCACATATCGCTAACTATTGTATTGGTTTTGATTTGATTCCAACAATTCAAGTTGATACTCCAAAAGTTGTAACTCAATTACTTGATACAGTTTATGGTGGTGGTCCACTTGATGATAAAGATAATCAACCATCTTACATTGAACTTACATCTAAATTATTTAGTAAGGAAGGTTTGAAAACTAAGAAATTCAAACGTGCACAAACTAAATTTATTATTCTTGGTGATGAAACAGCAAAAACAGCTATGGAAGTTCGTTTTATGATGGCTTCTACTGTAAAAGCTGCAGTTGTTGTAGAAGTATTAAGTACAGGTTTATTTGATAATTCTACCAATGTTTATACACCTAATAATAACTTCTCTGTAAAAGATGTAGCTGATTTAGTTAATGATAGTTCTAAAACTTCAAAACTAATCTATACTGGTGCTGCTTCTTATGATTCTGAAGAAAGTTTAACTACATTAAAAGTTGATTTTGCTTCAGCTATCCGTGATGCTATTCCTGAAGCTCCAACCAATAATAACAGCTTGAAAATGGACCGTGCTCAACACGAAAAAGGTCCTAAAAATAAACTTAATGTTATCAGTTTCGATAAACAATTTGAAATTGATGGTATCGAAATAGAAGCTGATACAACCAACATTAAGATTAAAGATTTAGCTGCTCAAGGAATTAATGTTATTGCTGAACTTTATAACGGTGTTCAAAATCAATTGATTCAAACTATCGATTGGAACATTCTTGACCACTTATATAAATTAGGTGTTACAAATGCTAAAAATACTTATGAAGCAACTGGTACCAACTATTCATTGTATATCGCTGCTCCATCTAAATTAAATATAGCATTTACTAACATTGATGTAGAATATGAAGATATTCTTGGTAATGATGTTCGCTCAGAAATGGGTAATGTACCTAACAGTATTCAATCTGCTGGTTACGAAAATCAAACTACCCATGTAGACCGTTTATTTGCTCGTTTACTTCTTGTATCTGAGTTTATGGGTCAACAAAACCGTATTGGTACAGCTGACTGTATAGTAATTGGTGGTACTTTAGCTTCTGCTATTAAAAAGAACTCTCAATATATTATATCTCCAACTGCTAATACTCTTGTACAACAACCTGAATTACACTATACTGGTACTTTGTATGGTACAATGAATGTTTACAAGAATCCTAAAATTGATTTTAATGACCCTCGAGTACTTTTAATTCGTCGTGGTGATACTACTGACACTGGTGCTAAATTCTTCGCTTATGATTTAGCTGCTTCTCGTCAAGTTGTTGCTGAAGGTACTATGGCAGAAAAAATTCGTGTTTGGTCTCGTTTCCAAATTGCAGATATTGGATTCCACCCTGAATTGAACTACTATACTTTTGTTGCTATCAATGAGTATGGTTGGGCATAAAATATAAAATAAATTTCGTAAGTTATTGTTTGTTAACTTATAACTGACGATAACTTACGAAAATTTATATTATTGTTTAACAAAAAAAAAAAACGATGATAAAATTTACAGATTATTTAGAATCAACAGCTGGAACATTTGATACATTAATAGAAGATTTCATTTGGGACGATATTGAAAAAGAATGGGAAAATTTCATTGATGTTAATATGGATTTACCATTATCAATAAGGAAAGAAGAAGCTAAAGAAGTTTTAGGTAAAAATTTATTTCCTTATCTTTTTGGTGGTTATATTATTGCGAATGAAGAATTTTCATCTATCGAAGATATGGAAGATAGACATGATGAATGGTTAGATGGAATGCAAAATTTTCCATTTTCACACAGAAAAGCAATAGATGTCCGTAAAAAAATTAATTACAATATTGATGAATTTTGGAAAATTTTAGCTGATAAATCTTTGAAATCAAATTTTTTAGTTAAACAAATCAAAGGCTATATAAACGAAATAGCTGAAATGTTTGTTGATGAATATTAAAAAAAAATGAAATACAGAAGATTATTTGAAAGTCAATTAGTTTCTTGGGCACCTAATGCAAGATTTGCGGACCCTAAAAATCCTGAAGAAGTTCAAAAAGTTATTCAATATATACAAGATGAAATTGAAATGATTGATTATAACATCATTGCTGGAATAGCAGATAAAATGATGGAAAATGATTTCTATCTTTATCGAATGACAATTGAACAAGAACATGGTGAATATGAAACTGATATGATTGGTGATTTTCAACTTAAAGTTGGATATGCTATTGTAGGTATGATGGAAAGAACTCTTTATGACCCAACAACAGGTTATTTTGAAGGTTCGTCATATCATCATAATACTGTAGAAGATGAAGGTTTTTATCCAATGTTTGAAAAATTTATTTATGGTAAGGGTGAAGATAATTTGGATAATTATATCTTAAACTATAAATATTTACATCACGATTCTCCTTTGAATCAAAAACAAATATTGAAAATAGCTAATATGCTTAAAAAATATTCTTGGTATAAAGAACTTTTAAAAATCATGGAAGATGCAGATAATGAATTATATGATTATGCTGCTGAAATTAAAAGTCGTTATTAAATAAATTTATAATGGAAAATTTTTTTAGTGTTTTTGTTTACGATTAAAAAGGCACTCCATCGTTAGGGGGTGTTTTTGCAAAGGCTTCAGCGGGTGAAGCTGTAGGAATAGTATTAGTATTTCGCTCTTGTGTAGGTTCTCTCGGAGGGCTTGATTGAGGCATTGTTATTGGTTTTGCCATTGTACCAGTAAATTCATCATAAG